ATGGGGTTGCACCAAGTGGCACTGATCGAGAAACGGGGGAAAAAGTGGCGTGCGCTTGTTCGCCTCAAAGGGCATCCTACAGCGTCCAAGACGTTCAACGGTAGGAAGGCCGCTGAGGACTGGGCGCGCGCGGCTGAGGATGCGCTACGCGGAGGAACCGCGCTTCCGCAGGAGAGCATCACGCTCTCCGCGCTGATCGACCGCTATGTCAAGGAGATGAGCAAGTTTCGGCCAGTGTCCGCAACGAAGCGTGGCAACTTGAAGCGCTGGGAAGAGTCGCTCGGTGATCGCGAGGTGGCATCGCTAACCGGCCAGGACATCCTTACCCATATCGGTCAGCGCAAAGCCGGCCCAGCAACAATGACGATGGAGCTTGGGTTTCTTGGCGAGGTGTTGGCTGCTGGCCGCTCTCTGTGGGGCATGACGATTCCCGACGTGGTGGCATCCAGCAGGCCGGTATTGCGTCGCGCGGGCGCGATTGCAAAGCCTGTGGAGCGTGACCGACGACCGACGGGGAAGGAACTGGATGACCTGGCAGCCTTCTTCAGGTTCAACCTCGGTGCAATCCCGATGCGCGACCTGATCCCATTCGCTATCGACTCAGCCATGCGAATGGGCGAAATCGTCGCCCTACGGTGGGAGGACTACCGATCTGGCGACAAGCCGACAATCCAGATCCGTGACCGCAAGGATCCGATGGACAAGCGCGGCAACAATCAGTGGGTGCCGCTGCTTGGGCAAACGGTCGAGATCATCGAACGCCAGCAGCGCGCTGGGCCACTGATCTTCCCGTACAAACCCGACAGCATCGGAGCCGCGTTCCGCCGCGCGTGCATGCGGCTGCAAATCGAAGACCTTCATTTCCATGATCTACGTCATGAGGGAGCATCTAGGCTCTTCGAGCGTGGTTACAGCATTCCAGAGGTTGCGATAGTCACTGGCCACCGCGACTGGAAGTCGCTCAAGCGTTATACGAATTTGACCCCTGAATCCCTGCACCGCGATCCGAAAGCTGGCTGATCTGCGGCGGCGGCGTGGCTTGGCAATCCGGCACCCGCACTGCATGCACATCATCAAGTCCAGCGCCGCTGAACGAGATACGGTCTGGACGGATGCGGCCAGACCTGCATCCCAATGTGTTAATGGTTAGGGGACGGCTGAGGATGCTTGTTGATCACAACAGTCTGGATGTATTCACCGCCCTCGCCGAAGATCACAACGATCTTAGTGTTAGCGTCCTCGTACACCGTCTGAGCACTACAGGGACATGTTGCAGCAGCAGTGACCATGCCGATAGGCCGTTGCTTATCATCATTGACCACCGCCATGGCCCCCTCCGCAGCACGACCAAGCGGCAGGATCGTCTGGACACCTGGCGTCACGATTGTGATCGACAGGATTTCGTCCTTCAGCGAGTTGACCTGCACATATCGCAGCCCGTCTTTCTCGAATTTGTACACCTTGAACTTCGGCGAAAGGCTGATGTTCTTGACGCCAGACGGCACACTTTCACCCATGCCTGGGATCAAATCTGCAGGATTTGGCTTGCTGCTTCCTGCGGATGCAGTCGAAGCCGCGATGGAGAGCAAAATTGCGGCGAGAATCAGATTCAAGTTGCGCATGTGAACACTCCGTTGTTGGGTTGCAGGATCAAAGCTAGACTCAAACATTCCCGATGCGCAATGCACCGCATGCCAAATAAAGCAATCGTCTACAGGGTAAAACACAATGCCGCAGGTTTTTTTGCAAAATCAGGCTATCGGTTTTAGGGAATGCTCAAGCGCAGCGCAGGCGAGCAGTAGGACTCTGGACGCTTGGCGCGGCTTGCCGTCGAATCCAGCGCCGCGCTCTTGCGCTTGATACCCCGATAGACTCATGCCGAGCGCATCAGCGGCAGCGCGTTGCGATAGACCCATGCGCGCACGCCAGCGAGATATCGCTGTCTCAGTTGTCGGCATGGTCAGATACCTCTTAGTTCTGGGTTGCGGCTTGCCCAGGCCCAAGCTACACAACGCTCAAAATCGGCTATCCACGCTGCGGCATCGGTATGATTCAGCAGGTTGGGATACGGCACGACAGCGCACCATGGCATGCACGGCTGCTGGAGATCCTTGCGAATATAAGGCTGCGTTTGCAGTAGCATGCTCCAGAGATTGTTGGCATGCATCGAGTGAGTTGCAACACCGAAAGTCACGAGCGCATCAGCTTTACCAACATCCGGCGTCGGGCCATACACTGTCACAACTAATGCGCCATCCTGCTGCAGTGCCAATGCGGCGTTGCCGCTTTTGATGCCGGGTATAGGCTCAGGTTTTCCGCTTACCAGCGCAGATGTAAGCCATGACCCCACAATCGCAAGTGTAGTATCTACAATCGCTTCGCGCCCTTGCTTTGCCACGTCGCCAGTAGTTAATGTGATGTGTGCAATGTCGTACGTCACTTAGCTGCTCTCATAGTGCATCAAAATTAGTCTTGACGTCGCTTCCATGCGCGCCAAGTCACCAGCGCCAGGCGCGCCCTAGAGATTACGATCGTCTTTACTACAGACAAGCGCATGGATGTCGCTCGGCGACGGCGATAGTGCAGACATGCTTCGCCGCCGCCATCATTTGTGTTTGATGTGATCGAACGAATATATATCTTTCCAGGAAAATGCTCGACAACGTACAACCCAATGCGGTGGCCACCTTCCTTGCCAAACTCCACCCACTTATCATCCCCGGTATCCTGCGGCCCGGATGCGAGAGATAGTCGATCGGGGGCTTGCCTTTGACGGAATGCCCCAGTGATCCGGATCCAGTAACCTTGCCCGGTGAGTGGTAAACTCACAATGACCTGATCCGCAAGATCACCGGGAAAGGTTTCTCCGTCAGATACAAGTTGCCTGATCGCTTCATGCAAAACAATACGATCTAGCGGTAAATCAGACATTGACTTATCTCCAGCCTCTACACGCCTATACCTGCTGATCTTGATTATCGTCTTCAGTTCCTGCATTTTGATTCATTGCAGCAATGACCCTGGGCAAAGAATCCAGCCGCTTATTGGCCCCGGTGGCTAGCTGCTTTGTAGCGTTATGCACTTTGTTCCAGTTGCCTGTAGATTCTGCATCGTCAAGCTGTGCAACGATTGAGGTTGTGTCACGCCTCCATTCAGCGATCCAGTCATCGAGGATTGCCTGTTTCCGTTCTTGCGAATATCCTTTTTTTCGCAATAATTGTGTGATTGATCGATTTTTTGTGGACATCAAACCCTCTCGTTATAATCCATGCGGTAGCGTATTACTGCCCATGTGTCTCCAGATTTGCTCCACTCGATAGGCTCCCTGCTATGGTCCTCAGTGATCGACTTGAGCGCGGCCAACGGTAGCAGACGGTCAACGCCTGCGCCGATCCAGATTGCATCGTCTATCACCTCGGCTTGATTTGTGGCGCGTCCATCGTGATAGCTCTTGTGGGCTGCGGCAATGACAGCAGCAAGCTGACGGCTGGTCATGCTAGACAGCACCGCCTCTGGCACGCTAGCAACAACGTTGGTCCAGATGTGGCTGCGGGTACGAGGCATGTTGTGGACGCCTGCGGCGGCGAATGCTGCGGATTGTTTGCGGGTGCTGATTGTCATGGTCTTGTCTCCCGCCCAGGGGGCGTGTTAAGTTCTGGGTTCGTCCCGTGTACGCACGGGCGTGGATTGAAAGAAAAAGCGGCTAACAAATAGCGTCATGCGTTCTATTCGCCCCGCATCATGCGGGGCGCGGATTTAAACAAACAAACAGCGCGTCAACGACAGTCCAAGTCCTGGCCACGGCAGATCATGCCGACCATGTCGCGGGCGCCGAAGTTCTTGTGATCGATCCACCAGCCTGCCTGAGTCTGTCTACGGATGGTGCGGATCGCATCCATCATCGCTGCCAGGGACTGCGCACTCGCGGCCTTTTGCTTGTCGTCCAGCGAATCCCAGCGGGCATCCAACTCGCTCTCAAATGCCACCAGGCTGCTCTGCGCTTTTGCGCGAATGCCTGCGGCCCAGGCGATTTGCTTGTCGCTGCCGGTCAGCGGCGGCAGACCAATGTCGGCCTCGATTGCCTTGGCCGCCGCAAGGCGGCAGGCGGGGCAATCGTAGGATTGAGCGCTGTTGATGATGCGCTCGCGTTCGGAAGTTTTGCCATACAGCTGCTTTTGTTCGGTGTGGCCGCAAGCATATGTGAGTGTGTACCAAGCCATTTTCGTCTCCCGCCCAGAGGGCGTGTAGTAGATGGACCGATCAGGCTGTCCCTGACCGTGGAAATAGATTAGCTTGACTATCTTAGGCAGTCAATGAGTATTCGGATTAATCCGTAGACAGCATATTAAGCAATCACCAGCCGTCTCGCCGAACAAGTGCCATGGCCAAGGTCTTTGTCCATGAGTCAAACCAAGTAGGTAGCACTTGCTCAGGCGCGTAGCAGCGCACTGCGCACCACGGCGCATCCGCCGGTTGATTGATATCAGCCAACCCCCCGCAGTCGTCGGCATGCAACTCGGCCCACAGACATGGCGCAGCCCGGCTGTGTAAGCACACGCCGATATCCGCCAGCGGCGACTCCTCATCCCACAGCCGCGCCAGAGCGCGCTTGCCAGATACTGCGCCCGTGACGCTGTACGGGCTGTTGCGACCGCCAAGACGCCCTTGCTCGCCGCGCATGAGCGGGATCAGTACGCGATCGATCACGCCAGCCTCTTCGGAGGCATCAATGTCGCGCTCACTGACGCGCTCACTGACGCCGTCATTGAGTACAAGCCAAATCAGATAGCGGCTCATGCTTGCGGTCCAGATAGCAGTCCTGCGATTCGCTGTTGCAGCAGACGCGCGCCGTCGCGCGCAGTGATGTCGTTGAGCGTGACGCCGCCGCCGGCTGCCGATGCTAGACGCCGCATGAAATCTATCGCGCGGAAATTGTCAGCAGACCCGATATAAAGCACATCAATTGCGCCGCGGTACGTGCGCGCAAGCGCAAGTGCTGCGGCTTCGTTGTCCGGTTCGCCATCGCTGATGAGCAGCGTCGTTCCCGGATCGAGCGATTTAGCAAGCGCAAGTCCGGCTACGAGATCTGTGTTCGACTCCGGCTCCGGAATTTGCTCGACCTCGCGAGCGGTCCGACTGAAAGCGATCAAGCGAGCAGGCCCGCGTGCCGCATCGACAGCGTCGCGCAGTATGTCGATCTTGCGACGACCGTCTTCCGCCACAGACTCCATTGATCCGCTTACATCAGCAAGTATCACTGTCGTGCCGGCTCTACGATCCAGTTTTGCTTGCTGTATTGCAGTTTTCCCTGTTGTCGCCGGCAGCGTCTGTGTAGCTTTCTTCACTAAAGCTTGAAGTGGATTTGTCAGTTCTTTGGTCACGCTTCGATCCCTTTCACGACGAATGTGTGTACCAGACCAAATGCGTTCGCGACCGCTGCGACCTCCCGGAACCAGGGTAGCAACTCGGTCTGACGGGAACGCAGACCTGGGGACGTATAGAGACGCTCATCTACTGCTACGAAGTCGAGCAGATGCCAGCGCACATCTGCGCCAGTTGCGCCTTGATTGACCTGCAGCCGAGGCCCAGGGCCTCGCCCGTAATCCTTGGGTTTCCAGACGAGGGTGAGCTCTCCCAGCGGTCGACCGATAATTTCGGCCAACCGCGCGAGATACGCCACCAGCGCGCCATGGATGCGTTGCCGCCGACGTTCGCGCTCTGCGGCAAGCTCGGCGCGCTCCGCATCTTGCTCCAGCCGCTGTGCAGCCGCCTGCTTCACGCGCGCAGATCCACGCGCCGCAGCTTCCACGCGCTCGCGCTCATCGAGCAGCGCTTGCGCAAAAGCCGCCTGTAGCGCCGGGTTACGCCGCATGGCCTCCCGAGCCAGCGCTACCGCGAGTTCGACGATCTGATCGTCGCTCAACTCCGAGAAGTCCAGATCGTCAGACATCTGCGTTATCGATCTCTTCGTCCGTCAAACCCCACCCCGCTGCGGCGATACCGCGGGCAGTCCCGTATTTTTCGAGAAGCACAACGGCCAAGACATGCCGCTGCTTGTCAGTGATCTTGCGACGGGACCGCGTGCGCGGCGTGCCGCCGCGAGAAACTTCGTCGATCGTATCGATGACTGTCTGCGCGATAGCAACGATAGTCTCATTACCGATTTCGCGGCCGACATCTTGCGCCAGCTGAGCGCCCTGTCCACATTCGACGACGTACATCGCGAACTTCATGTCAGAATCGTCAACCCACCGGCTCAGCTCGTTTGCTTTGATGACCTCGGCGACATGCTCGCGAATCCACTTCTTCATGTAGTTCATCTGCGTTTTCTCCTGCCCCTGTACCCGAGGCGCGGTGGCCAGGCTGTCCCTGACCGTGGAAATAGATTAACCTGACTCTCCTAGTAAGTCAACGGGTGTTCGGCCTATTTCGTAGACGGACCGTTTGCGCTCTAGGTGCGGCGAGGGTTTCGTGCCCGGCAACCATGGGCAAGAAAGCTGATCGGGTCATGCGGCGATCTACAGCAACGAGGCTTGCTTGTCGTCCCAGTTTTTGATGATCAGCTCGCCGAACGATTCGCCGCCGCGATCGCGTCCAATGCTGTAGCGGATTTGCAGCGGTACATGCGTCATGTCCGCGAACAACGCGCGGATGTCGGGGTGATCGTTGATCGACAGGATCGCGCGGCCTTGCATGTTGCGCATCATGTTCGCCAGCCGCTCGTATTCGGCCCATGGAAAATCGACACCATATCCTTCGGTCTGCCAGTAGGGTGGGTCGAGATAGAACAGCGTGCCTGATCTATCGTAGCGTTGCAGACAATCGTGCCACGGCAAGTGCTCGACGATGACGTTGGCAAGACGGATATGCACTGCGCTCAATTCTTCCTCGATGCGTAGCAGATTGAGTTTCAGTCCGCCCACTGTGGTGGTGTAACCAAAGCTTTGACCTGTAACCTTGCCGCCGAATGCGAGCTTCTGCAGGTAATAAAACCGCGCTGCACGCTGAATGTCAGTGAGCGTTTCGGGATGCTGCAACTGCGCCCACTCGAACATCTTGCGGCTGACGAGCGACCAGCGGAACTGTCGAACGAACTCGTCAAGGTGATGTTGGACACAGCGGTACAACCGCACGAGATCGCCGTTGATATCGTTGAGTACCTCAACCGGCGCAGGCATAGGACGCATGAGCAGCGCGGCGGCGCCGCCAGCGAATGCTTCGACGTAGCATTCGTGCGCGGGGAAGTGTGTATACAGATGGCGGATCAGACGGCGCTTACTACCCGGCCAGGGAATGATAGGTTTGGTCATCTTCTCGTCCTGTGAGACATTGATCGGAGATGATCGCGGCGCGCTCGCGAGAGCGCATTAGCGCTCGTAGATGTAGCCGAATACGTCGATGTAAGCACCCGCGCCACCTGTCGGCGTGCCTGTGAGCCAGTATTGCAGCGATCCATCTGATGCGAGCGGATGCGGCACCAGCGCAGTCGCATCCTGACGAATCAGATATAGCGCATCGTTCGGAGCACTGGGCGGCCCGATCGCGCTATCGTCGGAAGTGCCAGTGCCCATGTTGACGCCGCTGGCGAAGTTGTAGAGCTGCAATGTTGCGACACGTGCAGTAACAGGCACAACGGCAGCGCAACTGACCGTGGCAATGCTTGTCGCTGTGCCGCTATCAAGCACGCGAAATGGATTTTTTGCCTGCGCATTGCGGTAAAAAATCTGGTTGCCTACATGCAGGAAATTATAAATCTGACCGCTGCTGTCGGTCAGCACGCTGCCGAGATAGCGACAACTGCTGTCTGCCGTTTTGGTTCGCGCGACGCCAGCATAGGCCGCATCAGGCGCATCTTTGACAAGCTGGATGCCTGCAGCAGCGGTCAGATAGCAGTGGTACCAGGCAGACGCATCGAGTGCGAGCGATGCCATCGTGACAGACTGCGGCAACGCGATGATGCGCTTTACGCTTGGCACATACGCCACACCGTTGGTAACTCGCAGCGACGTAGTGGATACCCACTCCAACTTGAGCCCGTCAATGTATCTTTGCAGCAGCCCGAATGCGTAGGATGCCAGTTGGTCGGGTGATGCCTTCGCGTTCTGGCCAGCTTGCACCACCGGAAAACGTTCAGTGCCGTCCAGCGTCGCGGCATCGGGCAGTTGAGAAATCTTGATATCGGCCATCGTTACTCCAAAATGAAAACGCCGCCGGCTTCCGAGACGATGCGGTCGCCTTCCTCGGTCACCAGCTGTGCGCGGTACAAAAACGTGTGCTGGAGTTTCTGCCAGCTTTCGTGGGTATCACGCAGGGACTCAACTTCCACGCGCACCGTTTTGCCGCCGCTACCGGGCGGTGGCGAATAGACGTCGCCGGCACTGCTGATCCCGGACTGATTACGCACCAGCGCACCATCGAGATACCAGTTGGTCGTGTAGTTGGTCCCGCTCTCCGGGCCGATGCTGCCGGCGTCGCTGGCGACAAGCGTCCCGGACTGTTGTGTGCGGTCGCGGTGAGCCCAGGTTGCAGCGAGCGAGCCGTACAGCTGATCCGGATATCCAAGCCCGTTGATGCGCAGACATGCAGGTGGGTAAGGGCGCGCGGCACGATCGGCCAGCGTCACAGACATCGAGGTCGCAAGGATGGGATCGAGTTTGTCGCTGCTGGTGCGCGTGAGCAGCTTCAAATTCACGGTGTCACCAAAAAATCGCAACGTCGGGTCAACGCCCAAGCCGGCCTCGTATCCCCACACCACGGTGCCCGCAGGGTGCGCAGCAGGAACTGTATCGGCGCATCCACGCGCGATGGTGCATAAGTGCGTCTGCAGATCAATGGCATCGAGTCGCACGATCTCACTGTCGATCAGCAGCGCTTGACCGACATTCAGCGCATCCAGATCGGTTTCTCCGACGAGATGGATGGTGATCGCTTGGTCTGATCGCGCCATGTCGGCAGCAATGCGCGCATATGGCGTGCATTCGACCTCGGCCACCTCGTTGTACGTTGCGTTTGCAGTGCTCACAGCAAGTGCAAAATCTGAGGTCGAGGACGTCGGTCGCTTGCCCACCGCTCCCACATATCCAGACCTGGCAGGGAGTGCAGCAAGGTCTGCAAGACTCAATGAATGCGCGAGATCGCGATACGACAACTCCCACGCGGATTGCGCGATTGCTGGCTGCGCATCTGTTGCCGGCGGGATGTACACACTGCCTGGCGGGTTAGATAGGCGGAGCGCGCCCAGGCCGAACACGTCCACCGCGCATGTGATGACGATCTTGCCATCCGTGATTTTGCCGCGCTCGATCTTGGCCACGCGCAGCACGAGTTGGTCGAGTCCCTCTTCGGGCGCATGGATCACCATCAGACCCGCCGGTTCGATCCAGCGTCCGCGACGATCGAGCGTCACTTTGTAGTTCTTGGCGCCGCCTGTTTTGACGCGCAAGTCGCGCTCGACGGCGCGCTGGGCCAACTGCCACGTGGGCAGTCCAGGGTAGTCTCGTGTCATCACGACATTGCTGCCTGTCGCTTGCACTGCGCCCGTATTGCGCGCGCGCACCTGGCGCTGCTCGCGCTTGACGGGATCGGAGTAAGTGCCGATGACGACGTTGACCTCTTCGTCTGTCGAGGTCTCCATGTCCTCGATTGCGAGCAGCCCCGAGTCGTAACCGAAGGTCGGCAAGTCGGCAACGTTGTAGTCGGCGCGGATCAAGCGCAATGTCAGCAGGCCCGTGCTCAGGCTCACGAATTGCGCGCCGGAGATATGATCGAGCACCTGCTGCACGAAGTCGTCCAGGCTCCCGCCGCGGGTATAACGCAGGCACAGGCCGAGCCCCTCTGCATAGAGTTGATCGGCAGCGGCTTTGTAGCTATCCAGATCAAGTTCCGATAGATCCATGCCGCGCCCCCAGTCGTGGCTGGTGGCCACTTCCACGAGCATGTGAGCGCCGTTGATCGCGTGGATGTTGCGCATCGCATCGCGCTGATCGGCAGGGTAATCGCTCAGATCCGCCAGGTCGTTGCGCAGCAGGATCAGTGCTTTTTCCGGATACCATGGATCACGATCCCAGCCCTGCGTGGTGCGCCAGTGGCGGAATACCCATGGCTGCGGCGACTTGGACATTGCGCAGAGCATGCCGTCGAACAGGACCGTGGCCACGCCGCGACAACCCGTGGTGGCACCGCCGAGCAATTTCTGCAGCAAATCGGGTGCCTGTTGAGTGCGCTCGCCCATCAACACCTGCGCGGTGCCGACGATGCCACCTTGGCCCTCATCACCGCCGAACAAATCGAACTTGTCGATGTTGATGGCGGCGTTGCCCTCAGCGCTACCGGTCCAGGCCACTTTGTCACCGACGCGGATCGCGGTGATCGCATTGAGCGGGCCGCGCCCGAGTCCCATCTGAAGCGATGCGAAGTAGCGGTAACCGACGGTGTGCTTGCTCAGGAAACCGCCTTTTTTGACTTTGCGATTGCGCTGGTTGCCCCAGGCGATAACGCACCAGTCCGCCGACCAGCAGTCACCGAACACCACGTATTGCGGCGTGCCTTCATCGGCGGTGGGAAAGTCGCCGTCCTCGAAAATCGCCGCGTGCGGCTGATTCTTCCGCGCCATGTATGCGGAATAGAGGATCGAAACGAGGATGAGCGCGATCGAGACCCACATCAGAATACTTCCGTGCCATCGAACGGCGATTTACCCGGCATGCCCTTGTGGCAGCCGCAGTTGACGCGGTTGTTGAAACGGCGCTCGCAGGTCTCGACGGTGTAATCGCATCCCGGCATGACGGTAACGGTCTGGCCGCTGGACAGACCCTGGGTGCCACCGAACACCTGCACGGTTCCGGCTGCACGATCGTGCAGATCGAGTCCGCGCACTTCATCCACGCCGTCGGCGCTGGTCCAGCGCATGACGCCACCGGAGTAGTAACCGTCCTCCGGTGCCGCCGACAGCGCCGCAGCGCTGACCGCAATGCCGGACACCTGGCCGAGCACGGTTGACACCGCGAATTTGTCCGGATTGACCGTGCAACGGTTGTCGTACACGACGTAAGGACAACCGCGGCTCCAGCACAAACGCAGTCCTGGGCGCCCGAACGTCGCCGCGATGCTCTGGCACGTCACCAGTCGCTCGCCGGTGCGTTTGCGACGGATCGCCGCAATGTAGCCAACCCACTCCAGGTCCGGATCCTCATCGCCGAAATGCACGCTGCGGATTGCCAGGCGCGTGCGCGTGGACGGTTTGACACTGAGGTAATGCTGCACCACCGGCAGCGATGCCGGTACCGTCAACGTCAGCGAGTCGCGCTCGATCTCGCCGGACTGGCTGATCACGTCGTCGGTAAATCCAGGCACGTTGGTATAGACGATGCCGCGGGCGTCATAGTCGGCGCCGCAGTTGGTGTAACGCCAGACCAGCGGGCCGCGGCTGAACTCGAACAGCCCAACCGGCGCGCCGGCGCGCACGCTGCGCTCGCGATCGGCGAATGTCATGCAGACAACTCCAGGTCCTCGCGCAGCGAGCGGAACATCGCCGACGCATTTGCAAGCCCCTCGATATCGGTCTGATGGTCGATCTCGACGGCATCATCCTGCAAGCGCATCAATTGCAGCCAGCTCACGCGGCGCACCGCCGCCGGCGACAGCTCGATCTCCGGTGGATGGTCTAGCGACAGGCGTTCGGTGGATGCGTCGACGACCACCGCGCCGGTGATGCGGCGATGTACCACTCGGCCATCGCGCAACTCGATGCGCAGGTGTCGCCGGCCCGTATTACCGGTACCGAAGCGCGCGTACCCGATGAGCTGGATGTCCATCGTCGATGCTGTCGGCGCGACTACCGCCTTGATCTGCACATCCTCGGCAAACGTCGGCAGCCAGATCGCGCCCACGCGCCCGCACAGGTAGTACGCCAGGCTGCGCCAAGCGCTATGCGCAGCGCGACCAGCGATCCACCAGCGGTGCTGCTGGATCGCGACGCCGGTGCCGACCAGGTCGGTCACCGTGGGCGCGTTGATGCTGTTGTCGAGTAACGTCAGCATGCGCTGGTACTGACGGCTCAGATCTTCCGATTCGTCTGGCACCTCTTCGAGCACAGGCACGCCGCGGTAGATCGTGGCCGGCGGTGTCGCTGGCCACGCGCATGCATCGACGATGTCGAAGTTGACATCGTAGCGGCTGGACTGATCGGTCAACCGGCTTTCCTGCGGCTGTTCGGACAGTCGCGCGATGCGGACCGGGTAGATTTGGCTGCCCAGCCCCCACTCGGCTTGCACAGGGCGCACGAGATCCAGTCCGTTGTCGCGCACCGCGTCGATCTCGATCACTTCCACGTCCAGCGCCGTGGCGCCGAGCAGCAGCGCCAGTCCACCGCCGCGATAGTCCATGCCGCGCGTGTCCAATGCGATCGACGTGCTGCCGGCAGTGACCCGCGTGGTGAGCCATGTTACATCGGGCCAGATCGGCAGCGCCCAGTTGCGCGCACCCCAGCCATACAGCGCTAAATCCAGGCTGACGCGGTCATTGCCATCGACGAGCATATTGGCGGAAAACGAGCGACGTGGCCATGGCCGCAGCTTGCGCCGCTGCTCGGCTGCTGTCGGACTCTGGAGCACGTCTGTCAGCCACTCCAGACGCTCCTTGACGCCTTGATCCCAGTCCGGGGTCCAACCCCACGCGGTCACGCGGCTGCCGGTCACGCGCAGCGTCAGCGATGGATCTGTGTTGAGCACCCAGGTGATTGTCGCGGCGACGGTCGGCGGACCATCCAGGGACACGGACAACAACCACGTCCACGTCTGCAGCGGACGGAATGCCGTCGGCAGCGGCGCAGGCGCAACCAGATCAATCCCTTCGCCGCCCACAACGTTGACGGTGGTGACGCTCACCGAGCGATCGACGTAGCCATTCCAGACGCGGATCTGGCGGTTCTGGGTGCTGACGACATTGCCCAGCGCAAGCAGCGTGTCGGACAGATGCACGCGCTGGTACCAGCTCAAAAATCCAAACTGGCGGCCGATGGTGGCCGGTGCAGAGCGCACGGGCTCCGCCAGCACCGGACGCACACCGCGCATCGCCGCCGGCGGCGGCAGTTGGCCGCTCCAGCCGATGGTCGGATTCCACCACGGGTGCCGATGGCCGAGCGCTGGGTTGATGTAGACGCCGACGTCGGCGCGCAGCCCCGGCGCGATCACGCGATCCTCCGGAACGCATATCCGTAGTACGCAGAGCTGGGCGTCGTGCTGGGGGATGCACCCCACGTCAGCGTGCGCTGGTGGGCCGGGAATACCTGCCACTCTTCGCTCCCCAACGTGATGATCTGCTTTGGCTCCAGCAATTGCAGATCGACGATGCGCAGATGCGGGACATAGCCAATCGGACTGCGCAGATTATTCGGCCGGTCGCCGAACACGTAGATTGGCAGAACAGGCACGAGTTTGTTATAGCGCTGGTAACCGATGCCGATCAGCGAGGTGAGCATGCCCTGGCGACGCGCCGAGCCGATGGCGTTATTACCCTCCCAGAGGTATCTGAGCCGCATCCAATTGCTTATTTTTCCGTCAAAATCTGCACGCACATGGCTCAACGACTGGTTGACATTGTAGGTATTCTCCGAGTCGAAGAGGTAGTCGTGGTAGGCATTCTCGGGATCATTGACCGCGTATGAAGAGTAATACCAATTGACCGCGCTCGCGTACTCGCCGCCGACCGTCGCGTCGAATTTGACCAAGCGCCCCAATGCGAACGGTTTGTAGATGCCGGCTGCGGCCTCGATCACGCCGTGCAGATAGGCCGCTCCGCTTTCGGCACCGGCGAAAAAGGTGTAGCCGGCAAACGGCCCCGCGATCGCATTGAGCGTCGTCGTAAACGGCGATGCACCAGGCTGCGCATCGGGCGTTTTACTGCTGTCGAAGTCGGTGCATCCACGAATGCTCAATGTGTCCGCGCCAGCCGCGATAGTGAATTTCGCGCCATCCGGCGAGGCGAATGACATACCGGATTGAACGCTGCCGGTGGTCCATCCGTTATTGGAGGCGAAGGCCGCAAGACTGTTCAGCAGCGCGACCGGATCCGATGCAGTACCCGTTTGATATGCCATCAGGAAAGCCTCAGCAACCAGTAGCCCCAGCGATCGGAGCGGAAAATATTGGGGACGACCAGATGATCGACGCCCGCGATCGGCAAGATGGTTTCAGCGGCATTGTTGAAGCCGGAGACGTAATAGCAGCCATCCAATTCCATGTAGATTTCGGGCGATGGCGCATTGCCGTGAATAATCAGCGGGAACGGCGTATAGGAGCCATCGCCGTTATTGCGCAGCGAGCGCAACACGTTGCTGCTCGCGCCATCGCTTCCGCTGACCGGACCTTGATTCAGCCCCCCATAGGGCCAGACGTTGAGCTTGTCGTCCTCCCATTCCTGGTTTGCAAAATTGTGGAAGTTGCGCACCTGCAGCCACGTGCCGGCAGGCGACAGTACCTGCGCACCGTTACCCGGATCGGCGAAGCTACGGAAGCCGTAGTCGTTGCTCGACCAGCGGTCGGTGCTGGTATCCGTGCATCCTCCCACGTACAGCGGTGCAGGGTAGTCACCGCCAAGCGCCCATGGCAGTCCATACCCCAGATGCAGCGCCATGTATCGCGTGCTGATCTTCGCAACAACGATGATCCGCTGGCCGTTGGCAACGAACCAGTACGGCATGCTGTCGTTCCACAGCGGCACGAAACACTCGGGGTTGCTGCCGGGTTGGCCCTGGAAGGGGAGGCCATCCGAATACGACATCGCGCTGACGATGCCGAAGTTGTATGCGTCCAGCGACGCGAACGTCAGAGCACGGATACCGCAGTATATCTGCTGCCGACCATCCAGACCGGGACCGCGCACGAACAACTCGTTGTTGGACCAGCGCAACTGCGTCCATTGCTGATTTGCGGCAACGAGATCGGCGTTGCTGGTCAGGAACGTGCGCAGTTTGTCGAGCAGATCGAGATAGTTGCTCGCAGTACCTTTTACGTATGCCATTAAACGTCCAGTAGCTGCTTGAGTTGGCCGACGTTGCGGCCGGCGTGATAGAGGAAAGATTCCTCGCCGACCTCGCTTTTGAGCGCTGCGGGAATCCGGTTGGGATCATCGACGACGACCAGGCGGATGCGCTGGTTGAGCGCACCACGCGACGTCTCGGCGCCGCGCTTGATCGCATCGTCGTTGGATGCGCGCAAGTTGGCCTCGGGTGAGAAACGGCGACTGTCGGCACTGTTGGCCCAGGCGTACAGGGTCGAGCCCACATGGCCACCGTCTGCATAGCCGGCCCAGTGCTGCAGCGCCGCCATGCCGCGGCGGTTGAAGTCCCACAGGAAAGGCAGCGCACCCGGCTGGCGCACCACTTCCTGGCGATGCACGAATTCGCCGGCGTGGACAACGCCAGCCGGCGTGTACTTGCCGCCGGCACCCGTGAATCCACCATCGGCAAAGCCGCTGGCGACGCTGGCGCTGTTGGCCACGAGCAGGGTTTGCGCCGCCTGCCAGAGTTGCAATGCAGCGCTGACCACCGAGGCGGCACCCGGCGACAGGCCGCCGGCCGCCGAGGCGAGTTGCACAGCGCTCTGTCCAATCGCCGCTGCGCCCGCACTGACCGATGTACCCGCATCCTGCATCGCGTTTGCGGCGCTGGTGCCGTTGACGACCACGCTTGTACTTGCAGGCGCGGGAGTATCCGCCTGACCCGCTGCGGGTGCGCCGACGCCACCTGCACCCACACTCGCCCCACGAATCGCGGCAGCGACCGTGTCGCCGGCGTTGACGATGGCAGTGGCCGCTGTCGTGCCAGCCGTGGTGATGGCGGCGGGCGCAGTGGCATCGCTGTCGCCAGCACCTGTCTTGTCGCCCCGCATCAGTCCCTTCACCCAGTTGCTGGCCTTTTGCGCAACGTTCTGCGCGGCGAACTGGGCCATGCCTTGCAGCAGGCTGGCGAAGAATCCTCTCACCGCATCTCCCAGCGTGGCGGTGCCCTTGATGAGGCTATCGAGCGTGGAATTGAGCGACTGCTGGAACGTCGTGCCAAACGCCTGCTGCATGGCGTTTGTCGTGGTCTCCATTTCGCGCAGTTTGACTTCGATCTGCTCGACATTGTTCAGCGCTGCCTTGCCGACATCACCACCCAGCGTGAGCGCGGCGGCGCGCATCTGCGGGACCATCGCTTTCAGCACGCCCAGCTTGGAGCGATACAGATTGATGATCTTCTGCTGCGCATCGACCTCGGTCAGAAATCCGGCTTGCTGCTCGACCTGAATCCGCTGCACCTCGATCGAAATCTCCCCCATCACCTGCTCGTAGGTCTTGCGCAGATTTTTCAGATCGGTCTGCGCTTGATCCAGGCCGAGCAGCTTGGACACATCTGCCGCGTCGGCAAAACGTCCCTGCTTTTGCAGATCGGCCTGTAGCAGTTCCAGCTCATGACGCGCCTTGGCCAGCGCTGCATCTTCCCTGCCGTCCTGCACGCCGAGGATGCGCTCGCGGACTTCGATCAGCTTGCGATCAGCCTCAGCCCGTGCAGTGGCCACATCGGCCAGCTTGGCTTGGTCGCGCAGTTGCTGTTTGATCGATTCGTCGGCCAGCCGGTATGCACCTTGTGTCACCTCGAATTCGATGCGCGCCTGCTCGGCGGCCTTTTTCTTGCCGTCGGTGAGCGAATCCTCCAGCGCGACCATTTTTTTCAGGTTCTCCAACTCGTGTTGGGCAGCATCCTGCTCCTTTTCCTCCTCGCTCTTTGGCCCTTTGGCGACGTGCTTTGCCTTTTCGGTGGTCTCCTTGATGATCTCCTTCTTGATTTTTTCGTAGCTGCCGTCATAAAGGCGCTTGTCGTTCGGATCTGCCGCAGCGATGACGTTGTAATCTTCAATCAGCTTGTTCAAACGCTGCTGGCGCGCGATGAGCTTATCGCTCTTGGCAAGCTTTTCGTCGATATCCTTTTTCGCTTTTTCAGCATCGTCCTTGATCTTCTGGTCGTCATTGATGAGATCGGTCTGCGCTTTGCGGCGTGCGCCATCGGCCTTGGCAAGCGCTTCGCTCGCAGCAATCTGTTGCTTCAACCCCTCCACAATCTTTTTCTGCTGCTCGATCTGCATTGGCGTGGAATATCCACGCTCCTGACTGATCGGGTTGCGCATGTTGTCCAATGTAATTTGCGCATTGGCCAGCTGCGCATTGAGATCGGTACGACCGATATCCTTCATGCTCTGGATGGCGGAGGAGACGGCATGGCTGACACTTTCCCACGCACGCGCCAGCAATCCGGCCTGTGCTTTCATCGTCGTGACGCGGTGAGCGGTTTCTTCGTCGAGCGCCTGCAAACCGATTTTCAGTGCATCCTGGGTTCGCCCCTGCGCTTCAAGTGCGCGCACTTGCAGGTAGACCGCTTCGGTCAGGAAGTGATAACGCTGATTCAGTTCGACCAGCGTGGCCGTAGGCGATTTTGCAAGTTCGAGGATTTTTGTCGTTGTTTGCTCGATGCTTTCGCCAGTCAACGTGGAGAGATTCACGGCAGCGCGGCTTGCCTGCTCCAGCGAGTCGCCGGCCATTTGCCCGGAATTGACGAAAGCGGCCAGGGCTGCCTGTGCCTCCCCGTATTCGCCGGTGGACTTGCCGATGTTGTTGCGCATGTCGCCAAGCTGGCCAGCAGTAACACCCGCAGCATCGCCGGTGGCAATGATTGCACCCTCGAACGCGCGCATCTGCAGATAACCGGCAACTGCGGCGGCGCCGAATGCGGCCACCGCCGCGACGGCACCCCCGATCGCCAATCCGGTCGAGGAAAACAGCATGCCCATCGCACCTGTCGTGCGGCCCAACAGCAAGACCTCCCTTTCGACCATGTTCCAGCGGCCAGTGGCTGCGTACTGCAGCAGTTCCGCCAGGCTGCGTTGGGACTGCGCCGCCTGGAAGTTGAGGCCCTTCATCGCGTTGGCCGATTGTGTCACCCCATCTTGCAGCCCCTGCAGCTTGGTGCGTGCGTTGGTGATGCCCGAGAGCGCGCGCACATAGTCCTCGCCGCTGACCTTGCCGGACTGGAATGCTTGGGTGATGCGCGCTTCGTCGGTAGCGATCTTGCGCATGCCAGCCGAGACCTTGTCATAGGCACCCACCGTGCGATCGAGGCTGGCGGCCTCTGCATCGGCGACACGCTGGCGCGCGGCCTGCTGTCGTTGCTGCTGCGCTGCTGCGGCGGCGGCACTTTTTTCCAGACGCGCCTGTTCGGTGTTGAGTTTGACCAGCGCGGCGTCGTAGTCCTCGGTGCTGATCAGATCCCGGCGCATGGCCTGGTCGAGGCGCTGCTCGGTGTCGGCCAGTTCCTGCATGCTGATGGCGCCGCGATGCAGGCGGGTCTCCAGTTCTCCGATCAGGCTCATTTCGGCGGCGACGGAGTGCTGCAGTGCCTGGCTAGCCGCGACGTTGGCGCGACGCGCCTGCAGCGTGGCATGGTCGCCGCTGCTTGACACCGATTCGCTCGACGGAGCGACCGCGGACTCGACATGATCCATCTGGGCCAGCGAGCGCTGCACCATCTCGCGCAGGCGGTTGCTTTGCTGGGATGCTCCCGCATCCAGCGCTTGGTTGGCGCGCTCGGTGGCGGTGACGATACTGTCGATGCCCTCCTTGGTGTCTTCCGCAGCCTTCTGGGCGGATTGGTAGTCCGCCTTGAGTTTCAGCTCGATTTCAAAGTCGCGGTTACCCATCACTTTTTCCTCAGTTCTCGCAGCACGCGCACCGCGCTCGTCGGGTCGTATTGCGTGGCGAGCAGGTCATCCAGACGTTCGGCACGCATCTGCTGGCGCTGCTTGCGCACGGCGCGCAGCAGCCCCATCAACTGCCTTTCTGTGCGGCGTCCGAGCTGGTCAATGTCGCCGAGCCCGGCGGCGGCGAGTTCGGCGAAGAGGCTGTACCAGAAGTCGGGGTCGGGTTTGTCGGCGTGCGTGCGCGCAGTTCCACGACCTCCTGCACTGCCTCGCGTACGAAAAAACCGCCCGTCACTCCGAACCAGGTGCTCATGAACACTTCGGCATCCGCGCCCTGCAGTCCTGCCACCCACTCAGCCTCCACGTTCGCCGCCGTCGCGGCGGCGTGGATGACCTCCTCACGGTGCAATCCGAACAGCCGCCGCACGCGCGCATAACTCAGGTTGTCGGCATTCACCATGCCGGCGATGGACGCGATGAAACCCGGGCATCGTGCAGCGACTTCGAGACCCTCGAAGAAGCCGTATTCGCGCACGGTCACCGCGCGGCCCGCGACGGTGATGGTCATGTCCGGATGCAGTGCAACCAGCGAATCCTCGGACGCGTCGGCGAGTGGTGGCGTGGGCTGTTCGACTTTGTGTGCCATGCATTACCCCGTCTCGCCAACGAGTTCGATTTTACCGAAGCCGCCCATCAACGCATCGGCTTCCGCCTCGCTATCGAACAACACCGTGCCGGGTAGTTCAAACTGTCCGAAACTCTCATTGATGAGTGGCAGGCTACTGCCCGGATCGAACTGCACGCGGTACAAGTGCGTGCGCACGCGGCTGTTGTCTATTGTGTTGATGCCGTCGAGGAACAGGTAGACCTCCGGTGGCGGCGCAGTGAACATCGTGATGTTTATACTTGGGTCATGTGCATAGGCTGCCTTGAATGGCTGCACAAAGCTGGATGGGTTGATGATCTTGATCACCCCGCCTTTAGGCGAGGTGATGGCGTAGTGGGTATTTTCCACCAGCGTTGCAGGCGTGCCGGCGCTGTCGGTGATCACCAGCGAGCTGATAGCACCCTGCGCCAGCGCTACCACATCATTGGACATCAGGTTAGGAGGGAGCAACTCGCCCGTGATGCTGCCGGCGGGGATGACGATCTTCGTTCCATACAGGACCATCATCCAATTTTTGAATGTCGCATGATTGAGGGTAACGACAATCGTGGATTCCTTACTCTTCTGCAGGACGGCACTCGTCAGGCGGTTGCCGCTACGGCTTTCGGTGCGCTTCTCGGTTTGGACCTGCAAGGCGACATCGCACTTCGGCACATCACCCGCATCAGTCAATGCACCGGGCTTGCCACCGGGCAGCCGTGTACCGAGGTACACAATGCCTTGGAACGAAAAATCTTTCATTGCGCTGTTTCCTTATTGAAGCGATCGTGAGTGGGGAACATCAGTCGTCCGACGCGTCGTCGGTATTTGCCAACGGCGGCAGCGCGGGCGCTGCAGGCGGCGTGGTTTTGCCCAATGCGTACAGGAACTCGGCGTCCTGCGCGGAGACCTCGATTTCCACGCCTTCGGGCGGCGGGTCGTATCGGACACCGGCATGGGTGTGCGGGGCATAGATGTAGAGACGGGTCATGGAGATGCCTCGTTGAGGGAATCGAGATAGCCGGTGCCGCGGTCGTAGTAAGCGAGCAGGCGCTCGACTTCTTTGCCGAGGACACCGCGGGCGAACTCGGCCAAGCGCTCCGGACGGCGCTGCTTACCGAGCATTTGCGCAAGCGTGGCGCCGTACTCCACCGCGATCGGTTCGCGACGCTTGCCCTTGTAGCGGCCTTGCGTCATCACGCGCTTTCTTCCGACGCGCGACACCACCTGTCGATTGCCGTTGATAAGCGTGGCGATGAAGGCGCCCTCGGACAATTCGCGCTTGCCGCGCAGCACGCTGTACGTCACGCCCTTGAGCGTTTGCCGGGCATCGAAGTTCATCAGGCCGATGCCGCGGAAGCGACCGATCAGCTTGACCGCACTGTCGCCATCCATCGCGACATACATGTCCTTGTTCACGCGCTGGGCGGTGATGTTGTATTCGGTCTGGATATCGCGCCGCGCCTGCACCGGCAAGCGCCGCCGCAGCGTCAATGCGGCGCGCTGCTGGATACCCGGCAGGCGACTGGCCAACACGCCCAAGTTGCGCGCCACTTCCAGCGCACCGTGGACATCGTAGCGTTGGGACAAGACGCGGCTCATCGACGCCACCCTGTGCCGAACATCATCTGCGTCACGATGCATGGCATGCCGTCGGGGCGCTCGAGGAAGATGCTTTCGCGGAAGCGCAGCGGGAGCGCGCCGTTGAATGGCATCCAGTCGCCGAGCATGTCCTCCACGTCCTCGGCGGCGCCGAGCGTGGTCGCCTGCGCTGCATCCCATGCGGCGGGCACGGTCAACTCGATGATCAGCGTCAGCTCGCGCTCACTGGGCGAGCGCGCCCCATCGGGATGCACCACGCTGGCGGTGTACAGCGTGATGCGCCCCGTGGTGTCGCTCGGATCGAATGGCTGTGCTTCCAGGCGCACATCAGCACCTAGGTCGGTGCGCGCACCATCGCTGGTGCGGATCAGCCGCAGCCGCTCAGCGGTTGCCTGCATGATGCGCCAGGCCATGGGCGCCGTGTCAGCCATGCAGCACCGCCGTGGCCACGAAGCCATCGTTGGCCGGCAGCCCATCAACCTTGCGCGTGTGCGTGCCGAGCAAGTCGGTCCACACGACGACATCGCCCGATTGTGGTGTCCATGCCGCGACCAGGAATGCAACCGTGTCCACGCACGACACGGCCACGCCGTAGTTGCCCAGCCGCTCCTGGTTGCGCTGCACGATGATCGTCACCGCCACCGGGGCATCCTTGCCCCGCCGCACGGTCGCCGGCACCCCCTGCTCGGCGAACAGATCAACCGCGGCATCAGCGAAGATGGCATCTGCGCTCACGGCTTGACCTCCGTCCCCTGGATTTGCTTGATTTGCTGTAGATGGCTGTTGGCGCGCTTGAGTGCCGCCTTGCGCTGGGCAGCGACGTCGGGGCATTCGCTGAGCGGCCCCTCGGCCACCGGCTCGGGTGTGGTCAGCAACGGGTTGATCGGCACATAGACACGCCGCACGATCTCCACCGGTTGCGGCAAAACGGCGCATGCATGTGGCGCGCGGGTGTCGTTGCGCAGTGGACAGCCAGTCAGCACGGCGAGCATGAGGACCGACAGCAGGAGGATATTGCGATGCATGTCAGTAACCCTCCAGGCTGTGACAGGAGGTGGTCAGTGCGTGCAGTGCAGATGCGCAATCCGGCTTGTGTACCGCCGCGTCGTAGCGCGCGACGAAGGATTTCAGTGCGGCATCCGCATCGGCTGCATCCGCTTTGGCCGCGGCGATCGCCTTGTCATTGCGCGCGGCAAGCGCAACGCATTGCCGCTGTTCCTCCTCAAGACGGATGTGCAATTTTTCGGCAGTGATCTGCCAACCATCATTGGCTTCAATCAACTCCGATTCCTTGGCCCTGGCGACAGCGGCATCGTTGCGCCAACGGTCCAAATCCGCTTTCACCTTGGTGATCGCCGCGCGATGAAGCGCTGCTTGCGTGCGCAGGGCCACACCTTCGCCCAAGCACAGCACCGCAAGCAGACCAGCGGCATACAGCACAGGCTTGATGGTCAGGACGGAGAGGATGCTCATGCGTCCATCTCCAGCAGATCCATCGTCGTATCGATATGCATGGGGTGACTCCAGTTCATCGGGCGGTTTCCACCAATCGCGCTTCGTCCTGGCGCCGCGCACACAGGCCGGGCGTGTCTGGCCACAGGCGACACTGCGCGCGCAATTGCGCGGCGATGCAGTGCAGGTCGCCAGCAGGAATGCAGCGGTCGCGAATGACGCGCTTCTCGGCATTGCGCGCGCCTACCATCGAGCCGCCGCGGTTGTACGTGTTGCCGACCAGCGCGCCGGCGGCGTTGGCCGGCAGTGCATCGAAGGCAGGACCGTAGATGCGCGACGTGGTCTGGCGCCACAGCGGCAGGCTGACGCCGGTGAACACCGCCGATGCCAGCGCGTAGGGTGTGGTGATGCTGCGGTAGGCAGGCAGCGCGGCGGCGGCGGCCGGGCCAACCACGCCGGCGGCGCGCTGCAACTGCGCGAGGTGAGTGTGGCCGATCCAGTCGGAGGCGATTACCACGGGCGTCTGATAACCACCGTCGTAGCCGATGCCCCAGGTGATGCCGCTGGCGCCACCGGGCCATACCGGACGCTGCAGGCGCTGCGTGTACCACGCCGGGCTGATGACTTCCCAGTGCAGGATATGGGCGGCAGCGACTGGCGAGACGGATCGGGATTGCGTCATCGTCGGCAGCGGTACCGCCGACTGCACGGACGTGCGCAGCCCCATCACGACGGGCGCGATCGTCGCGGCAGCGCCGGACTGCGCCGACTGGATGGCCGTGTCCATTCCGCCCACTCCCGATGCGGGCGCGGCCGAACGCGGAATCGCGATCGCACGGTCGCAGGCCGTCAGTAGCATCAGCGTAAAGATCAACAGCAGGCGAGCGGTCATGGTCAGCGCGCAGGGTAGAAGAAGATGAGCATGGCGGTGACGCATGCGAGCGTCTCCAGTCGATCCTTGATCAACACCCAGCGCGCACCGGTATCGCCGGCGAGCGCGAGACCCTGTAAGGTGCATTCGTCGTTACGATCAAGGTCGTAGAGGTACAGCCGCTTGATCAGCCACGACATCCCCAATGCGGCCATGGCATAGGTGCATATGACAGGCACCTCCAGCAGCGCAGCGATGGCGTCGGGACCGACACGCCCAAGCGCACCGAGGACGATCCAGCCCAACACCGTCAACGCGACAAGACCCGGCAGCCACAGGGTGAATTCCTGCGACACGTAGGCAGCGGACTTGAGCATGGTCCAGAATTTGAGAAGTGATTTCATGGGGTTTTTGTGACCTGTTCCAGGTGCTTGACGCGCACTTCCAGTTCATCGATACGTTTGATGGCCGCCAGATCGAAGCGTGTATTGAGATCGCGGATATCCGATGCCATGGTCCCCATATGGCTTGCTTGTTGTTGCTGGGTTTTGCTCATGTCGGCCTGATTGGTCTCGATCGCGTTGAGCTGGCGCTGGCCAAGCCAAGCGATCACAGCGAGCAGGATTGGCGTGATGAGATGCACCAATGTGCGCGTGATCGAGTTTTCGGCAACGCGCTCCATGCGGGTCTGGTTATCATTCGAATCGGTCATAATCTTGGCCTTGGCGAATGAAGAAATCTCCGCCGCGTGCGCTGCCCCTCTGCGCGCACACGGCGGTCCATCAGGCGCGCCTGCCCTGCATCAGTACCTTGGGACGGGCGCAATAGCTCAGCGCGTTCATTTGAACCTCGATGCTGCGCCCCTTACCACTGAGACTCGGGTATTGCTTCGCATAACGCGGCAGGCCCAGCGTGTTGACGGTTTCCTCGTAGTCAGCCGGCGCGTACACAGTGGAGAAAAGTCCAGGAACGCCGGTAGGAAAAATGTGGCATTTGTCGTCGTCGACGAAGGGCTTCTTATTGACGGAACCTTTGTAGTTTTCCCAGATAATTCCGCCGAATTCGAAGACGCCGTACACCGTTCCATTCGGTGTGACGTAGCCTTGGCGCAAGACCGAGGCCATATCTGTATTCCTGTAGGACGCCACGACTTCCGGGTGCTTGATCAAATGGTCGAAGAAGCTGTTGCCGCACTCGGCATAGATCGGACCGATAGCAACGCCCCCCAGGTTGTCGGCAATCGTGCGCACTACGGCGGCGCAGGTTTCGCGCAAGACACCGCTGGCAGGATTGGGGTTGTCTAGGTCGAAGTTGACTTCGGTTTCCTGTTTCACGCCGAACTCGTCGAACAAGTTGTATACCGTATCGCCTTTAGAATTGAGGATCACTCCCTTAAGCGCGCCGATCCGCTGATGTTCCAGGGTTGGATCCAGCTTCCACGATACGAGCTGAGTCATACGCGTGTTGACGCGATCGGACAGCACCTCCAACTGGCCGGACTGGCCGAATGCACGCACGTTCTGCACGCTGTCTGCGGTGATGAAGTCATCCGCCTGGTAGTGCGGCACCACCAGGCTGCGAGCGCGGCGGCTTGATGGTTCGGATGTAATGCCAGGGCCACCGCGCGGGGTTGGGTCGATCAGTTCAAGCTTACCGTCTTGCTCTTCCAACATGACGCTGGTGGTGGAGATGCTTAGCTCTTCCCAGCCCGCAACCTGTCCAGCACGACTGGGCACGAAGGGAATATTGTTGATGGCTTTGGTGAGGCTGAGGAGGGAGAACGCGTCGGCGTTGAAAATGTCGGAGATGAGATACATGAGTGCGGTCCTTGAGGTCAGCGCAGTACGATGCCCAGCGTGCTCAGCTGGGCAATGGCAGCAGTTTTCTGGTCGGTAGTGATGCCTGCAGGCCAGATCAGGGCAGCGGCCTTGACCTCGGCGGCACGCTCGACGACGACGACAGCGGTGTCGGCGGCAGTGGCGTTGGTGGTGGACAGGAGGATTCCACCGGCGTTTTGCGATCCGTCAGTGGCCGCAGGCGCCAGGATGGTGTACTTGCCGGAGGCGGTGATCACCCCGAGCACCGTGCCGGCCTGCAGGTTCTCACCGGAGGCGAGTATCTCGTTCTCGCGCGAGTAACAGCCATTGCCTTCGGACAGCAGGAAATCGCCGGAGCGAGCATTTTCATTGAGCACAGTCATGGTGAGTCCTTACTGGTTAGCACCCGTCATCGCCTTGCGGCGCGCGGCGAAGATGTCGCTGTGGGAAATGATTGAATTGGGTGCGGTTTGAACATCGTTGCCAGGCTTGGCATGCGCGGCGGCTTTGGGTGCATCCCTGCGGATGGCATCGAGCGTGATGCCGCGGTCCTGCGCAGCCTTGAGCAGCGTCAGCGCGAATGCGGCGGGCGAGTCGCCGTTATCGATCGCCGCCTTCAACTCGGCGTCGAAACCGTCGCGCGCCAGCGCCTGAATCTCGGCGATGCGCGCGCGCTCGGCGGCGACCGCCGTTTCTGTCGCGGCGGCGCGGCCTTTCTCTTCTCCATGACGGCGGGCCGCGGCGATGGCATCGTCGTTGGAGGCGATGACGATCTGCTCCGCGGTGTACCCGGCCGCGAACGCATTACGCAAGTCTTCGGTTGTCGATACCGTGACCTGTGGTTTGGTGGTGGACATGTTGGTGGTCCTCTTGGAATGACTTGCGGATCCGGCAAGCTCGGCGATCACGGATTCAAGCGATCCGATGCGGTCGGCCATGCCGGCCTTGACTGCGTCAGCTCCGACGCGCACACCACCGCGACCGAAGTCGGACAGGACGGTGTCGGTGCTGGTGTTGCGGTAGCGGGCAACCGCGGCGACGAAGACGTCGGCCAATGCATCGACCTGCGCCTGCACCTTTGCGCGTCCTTCGTCGGTGGACGGATCCACACGCTTGTCGGGCGACTGGCTGCTGACGATTTCCACGCGACGCACATCGGATTTTGCATCGCGTGCGCTGGTGTCCAAGTAGGACATCACCACGCCGATGGATCCCAACACCGCGGTGTCGTCGATGACAATCTCGTCGGCGGCAGCGCCCAGCCAGTACGCAGCGGATGCCATCGTGCCGCCGGCGTATGCCTTGATCGGCTTGCACGCGGAACCGGCGTGAATCAGCTTGGCCAGCTCGTTGATGCCGGTTGCCTCGCCGCCCGGCGAGTTGATATCCAGCACGATGGCGCGCACGTAGGGATTATCAAGCGCGGACTGGATGTCGGTGGCCAGCACCTGCGTGCTGGTGGCACCGGAAATCTCGGTGAACAGATTCGCGTAGCGGAAGACTGGGCCGGTGATCGGCACGACCGCCACGCCATCGCGCATGCTGATCGTGCGAGCATTATCCAGCGGACGGCCCGTGCGGGTCTGTAATGCTTCTGGATCGCCGTAACGCTGGGCGATGGCAAGGATCGTTTCCAGCGATTCCTGCTGGATCAACCATGGCCGCGAGGCGGCAAGATGGAATGCATCGGTCACGGAGTCTCCTCCGGATTGTCAGGTGTTTCGCTGGGCTTGGTCCCCGCGCCGTCGGATGTGCTTTTGATGATGACGCTGGTGGGATCGATATACGTGCCGTTCGCGCGCATGATGTTGATCTCACGAGCGCGCTGCGCGTTGACGTCCGACCAATCCTCACCATTCATCGCAGCGGTTTCCATGGACGCGTTGCTGACGCCGATCTCGATGCGCGTCTTCGCCGCAGCGGCTTCCTTCTGCTCATCCATGGAGCCGCGCGCAGGGCCGATCCACATCGCGCTCGACCATGCGTGGCGACGCACGGGATCGCCATAACCGGGCAGTTGCAGGCGACCGCTGGCGACTTCCTCGTCCAAGAACAGCCCATAGACGGGCTGGCAGAACTGCGTGGTCAGCAGCCGGCGACGGCACAGGAACATGCGCCACGCTTCCAGCATCGCCGCACGCGCGGCGGAATAGCTGCTGTTGAATTGCAGCAACAGCACATCCAGCGGCAACTCCAGCGCCGCGCCGATCTGCTTGAGGATCGCGTCGAAGAATGGATCGAAGTTGGCGTTGGGCCGCGAGGGGTTGACCATGTTGGCCGTCTCGCCCGCAGCCAAGTCGACCACGGCCGCGTTGCCCAGTGCGATGTTCCCCGCGCTGTCGGCGCTGTCGAAGGCCGCGACGGGGTTGCCGGCCTCGTCGGTCTCTTCGGCTTTGCGCTCGATGAAGACGGTGAGCATCGCGGAGATCACCGCCGCCATCAGCTCCGCGCTGCTGAAACGCTCAAGTTGCTTCAACGGCTCCAAGATTGGAGCCAAGTAGGGTGCGCCGCGCACTTGGCCCGGACGCTCCTTGTCGTTCCAGATGTGCAGCACGCGGCGCCGACCGGTGTCATCGCCCTGGAACGCGTAGTAGTCCCAGCGTGGCATGCGCATGTCCACGCGATCGCCGGGATGAATGCTGCGCACCCAGCAACCGACCGGCATGCCGTCCTGATACTGGATGCCGTTGATGCAATCGGGCGTGTCGATCGCATCGTTTACATTGCAGACGCGGTCAGCCTCGATCAGTTGCAGCTTCAACTCGGACAGACCGCCTGCGCGCTGCAGTTGCGGCGTGATCACGAAAACATCGCCACTGGACATCGCCGACAGCAGCACCAAACCCTGTTGGGCGTAGATGTCCAGCGTGCCTTCGTAGTCGCACTCCAGCGGGTTTTTTGCGTAGCGCTCCCATGCCGCACGGATGGTGGTGTTGTAGTTGGCCGCCTCCTCGGGCGTGAGGCCGAGCGTTTCATGGTCGACCGCGGGGCGGCACACCAAGCCGGTGCCGACCACGCTGGTACGGTTGCGCATGAGCGCGGCACGCGCCGGCATGTGGTTGCGTCCAGCATCGCGCGAGCGCGCACGCAGGGTGCTCTGCTCCGCTCCCGGCAGATCGCTGGTGGCACTGCCGATCGGCGCCATCCAATTGGTCATTGAGCGCAGCGTGCGCGATGCGCCGCGCCAGCGCGTATCTTGGATTTCGCTAGGGCCTTCGGCGCGCGGCGCGGACAACTGCGCAGCAACCTGACGCGCGTGCTTGTCCAGGGCGATGGCAGCAGATAGGCGGTCGCGAGCGATGGCGGCGGATCCGGTCATCTCAGTCCGGGGTCACGTAGCGCACGCGGTTGCGCACAGGGGCCACGCCGTTGATCTGCCGGCGCAGTTGAGCGATGTAGGCATCCAACTGTTTCATGCCCTCGACCGAGTATTGCAGCGTGCGGTCGCCGAAGGTCACGGTGACGCGGGTTCTGCCGATGCACCACGCATGGCGCGCGGCGAGTGCCTCATCGAGTTGTTCCTGCAGTGTGGCCATCGGACCCATCGGGTGAGCCGGGGCCAACAAAAAGCCCCGCGCGTGGCGGGGCTCATGATGTCGGCAAGGCCCTGCCGACTCCTCATTGGACGATCTTCTCGACGCGGTCCGCCACGGCATCACCGCTGGCGTTTGACGCGCCGGCGAGGCGATCGTCGCTGGCATAGCCCAATTTGGTGAATTGCTCGCCGCCGTATGCGTTCACCCATGCCTGCAGGTGCTGCTCAAGAGATTGTGGTTCGTGCATGAGTGGGGGTTCCTAGCGCAGTCCGGGATGACGGGTGCCGCGGACGAAGCGCCGCGGCGTCGAGGGGGTGATTGCGGGGCCGCGCAGCGCGGTGCGGGCCATGGCGACCATGTCCTGCGGCAGCAACGCGCCGATGGGGGCTTGGGTATCTGTCAGCCGCGCGACCAATGCGGACAGCGCGGCGGTTTCCTCGGTCGTGCCACCCGTGGCGGCGGCCCAGGCATCACGGTCGGCGGATGCCACTGGTGCCATTGGATCGCGCTCGATGCGGGTGAGGATCGCATCCAGCACGGCGCGCGTATGCATCGGCGGCGCGGTTGGCGCGGGCGTTTCTGGCTGCGATGTTCCACGGGAATCCACGCGGTACTCGCTGCGCGCCAGATCGATGATGCGCTGCTCGCGGGCATCCCAGTCCGCTGTGGTGGCGCGGTGCAGGCGCAGATCCTGATGGTGCGTAACCGCATAGGCGTAGACGAAGGTGTCCAGCGGTTCGTTGCGCACGCCGCCGCGCACCTTGTCGTAGCGATTGGTACGCGGGTTGTAGCGCTCGCTCACCAGTCCATCGACGTAGAAGTCGTCGAGGTCTTCGGTGAGATGGATCAGGCGCGCATCCACCGGCTTGTCCGCGTCGGCAGCCAGACATCGGAACAGCCACTGTTTCACCGCCACGGTGCCAACGTGGCGGATCTTGATGCCCTTCTTGTCGAGTTTGCCCTGGTAGTTGACGTCCTCCAGCTTGGGCCGGCTGAGGATCGGTGCGTTGTTGGGCCGAGCACCGAATATGCAGGTGGCGCGGCGAATGCGGCGCTGGCGGCAGAAATGCTTGACCGATTCGGTGCGGTGGCCACCGGCGTCGATGGCGGTGGCCTCAACTTGCACGAAACCGCCGCGCGCGTGCGGCAGCGGTCGGTTAAGCAGGTCCACCAACGACGCCCACACCTTGTCTTCGCCCGGATCGCCGGACAGTTCGATGTAATCCAGCACCCACGCCACCATGCCGCGCCCCCAGCCGATGATCTGCACGGCCAAGCGATCGTCCTGGGTGTCCACGCCGGCGGTGACCGCCAGCACGCCCAGCGGCGCAACGCGCAGGCGGTAGGGTTCGCGGCGATCCTTGATGATGTTGGGCGCGGCCTTGCGTGCGGTCTTGTCCTCCCACGGTTCGGCTAAACGATCGTTGATGAAGGTTTTGAGTTTGGCTGGATCGTTCTGCGCGGCCAGCCACATGTGCACCAGATCCAGCCAGCGTGGCCCCAGTCCCATCGGGTAGTACAGCGCATTGGCGTGGTAGCCGCGAATGCGGGCGCTGGGATTCTCCGGCACCCAACCACCGGCGGAAATCAGTTGCGGCTTTTCGTGCTCCTCGATGACGGATCCGCAGTCGCTGCAGACGTACCAGCAGCGACGCGCGTCCGGCGTCCACATCAAACCCGACCACTCGAATGCCTGTCGATGTCCGCAGTGCGGGCATGGCCAATGCCAACGCCGCCGGTCGGATTGCGCATACAACTCGGAGATGCGGCACAAACCGGCAATTTCCGGTGTGCCAACCTTGAAGCGTTTGTACGTCGATGGAAATGCCGACGTGCGCCCGTCGAGCATATCGCCCGGGTCATCGCCCGATCTGAGATGATTGGCGAAGCTTGAGAATTCATCGCACATCAGCAGACCAGCTGAGGTGGATTTCAAACGCACCGGATTGCCGGCGTGCTCAAAGTACAACTGCCCACCCTGGAAATCCTTGAAAGAGCGTCGATTGGAGGACTCGCGGCTGGACGTACTGGTCAGCACCGACTGGATCGCCGCGGTCTCCTCGATGAGTGGATTGAGCTTCTGGTCGATCCACTTGTTCATCGACACTTCGCCCGGCAGCACGACCATGATTGGCTGCGGGTTTTCGCACATCGTGTAGCCGAGGATGTTGGCCTCCATCTCCGACTTGCCGAACTGGATCGGCAGCATCGCCACCACGTCATGCACCGGGCTGCGCGCACTGAAGCAATCCATGATTTCGACCAGCAGTGGATTGCGTTCGTTGCGCCACACACCGGGAATCGAACTGCCTTTTTGCGACAGTCGACGATGGCGCACCGCCCACTCGCTAACGCGCATCGGCTTGCGTGGTGCGATGGCGCGCGCGAGTGCTTTGTTGACCTCCGACTGCGCCGAGGCGTAGGTACTGGTGGCGGAGCTGGTCATGGTCGTCACGAGGTAACCTCGGGCAGCGCAATGTGTTCTGCAGTTCCAGCAGCGCGTTCCGCGATTTCGGTCTGCTCTTGGTAGTAGCGCAGACGGCGGGCATCGCCGGGGAACTGTTGCACGCAGCCACCACGCGCCAGGAACTGCTCGACGGTCTCGGCCGGCCCGGTCTGCACCACCTGCTTCTGCGCCGACGCCAGACCAGCGCGCTTGCCGACGCGCTGCAGCCGGTCGTGGATATTCTTGGCCAGCTTCTTGGTCATGCGGCGCTCCGCTGCTGCATGGAAAGCGGAAGAAGAAAGGTGATTTCGTAGTAGCCACTGGTGAGAGGGCCGACCAAAAACCCGCCATCCGGATGCGGATCCCAGTCGTAGCCACCGCCGCAAGCGATCACGGTGTGGTTCGTTCCGCGCGGACTCATCCCACAGAGCAGATAGCGAATATCCGGGTTGCGGATCTCCATGTATGCAAAGACGCCCTCAACGCCATTATCCGGCGCAAATGCGACATCGGCCGAGCAGAGCCCATACGACGCGAGGAAGTCGGCGACACCACGCTCCCACGAATAACCTGGCTGAGTTGCAGCGAGCTGCGCGAAGTGAGGCACATGCCACGGCTCCATGTCCATCAGGCAGCCAATCGCCGTGCGATGGCAATCGCCGTAGATATCGTTGTGCGGCTCATGCCGGAAGAGTTGATGGCGCCGGATCACGGCGCCCTCCTCTGCTTGCCGCCGACCGTCAGGTGGTGTATTTCGCACGCATGCGCGGCTTGGATCTGCTCGCCGATCCAACGAATCACAGGCACCGCGAAGCTATTGCCGAGCATCTTGTAGCGGGGGCCGTCTGCCATCGGCTTGCCGCGCGCGTTCGGCACAAGCGTCCAGCCATCCGGCACACCCTGCAGGCGCTCGCACTCGGTCGGTGTCAGGCGGCGCACTTGCATGCCAGTTTGCGATGCAGGAACGGGAATGATCGGCGTTCCGCGTCCAGTGCCGTCTTCGCTCGCATCAAACCCATCCGCGCGCAGCGTGTGCGCGACTTCCTGCACAAGGAAAGTTTCACTTAAAAAATCAAGCCGCGAACCACCGGGGTGCGCTGTCAGAGCAGTTGACACATTCGTCGCATTGCAATTAGCGCCACCACCGAATGCTTGTTGTACCACCAGCATCCCGGCATGTGCGTCCTGCTGGGTCACGCTTCCTGCAGCGCGGCCATTGGCCTGCAGTGTCCCCGCAATCAGTGGCACGTTGTCGTTGCTGTAGCCGCCACGCTGGCGAGCGCCGCCTGCAATTGTGCCGGCAACGCTTTCCCCCGCCTGTCGGCGCGGCGCAGAATCCCCGCGCAAGCGGTCGGGCTCAAGTAGTACCGGGGGGCGATTGGTCCAATTTCCAACATCGAGGACAGCGAACACGCGGCGGCGCTGCTGCGCCACTCCGAACCACTGCGCATCAAGCACGGACCATTCGACGAGGCCGTTGTCGCCCAGCGCCACACCTTCGTCTTTCCAGCCATCGGCGGGGACAGCGAACTCGCATCCTGCCAGCGCACCAACCACGACAGCAAAGTCTCGCCCCTTGTTACTGGAGAATGCACCTGGCACGTTTTCCCACCAAAGCCAACGGGCGCTGCAAAAAGTTCGTGCTGCATGGAAAATCCTCAATTGCTCGTGGAATAAGCTGGAGCGTGCGCCGGCGAGTCCCGCACGCTTGCCGGCCACGCTCAGGTCTTGGCACGGCGATCCGCCGATCACCACGTCGATCGCGCCCAACTGCGCGATCACCGCATCTGTGATCTCAGTGACGTTGCCCAGGTTCGGTACGTGCGGCAGTCGATGGCGCAACAACGCACACGCAGCGGCGTCGATCTCCGCAACGCCCACGCACTCCCAGCCGAGCGGCGAGAGCGCAAGATGCGCGGCTTCGAGTCCGGAGAAAAGCGAGAGATAGCGCATTACGTTGGACCCTTCATATGCCGAGCGCGAGGAACTGACGTGCAAACTTCCACGCGACTGCCATGCGTTCGCGCGCGCCGCTTTCTGGACTGAGAACGAAGCAATTCATCCCCTCAGATCCTTTTTCGCTCTTCGGCTGCTATCGCAAAAGCGATTGTTACAAATATTAACCATGCAACCGTTGCTAAAGCGGCCAAACCCCTACCACTTAAGCTCCACTCGCACACATCGAACGTAAAGAAAACGAAGGAGAAAAATAAATAAATAAAGCATATCGGAACAAGGGTTTCTACAAAATATGAAAATATTAATTTTTTGCGATTTGTTTTTTTATTTTTATAATTCATCCCTGCACCTCACGCGCGACATCTTTGCGCAGAATTAGCAACAGACAATCAACGGGGCTGCTGTTTCCGGGGCCGCTGCGGTGCGGTAGCTCGAACTTAGGACGCCCCTCAAAGAATCGAACTGCTGCACCAAGATCAATGGCGCGATGGAACCATTTCGCATTTGTTCGCGCCGGCACAAGAAAAACCGCACAGTCCGCAGCTGGAGCACGCTCAAGAAACGGCCGAATGTTGGACCACGGCGGGTTACAGAAGACGCGATGGCCTGTCCAATCTATTTGCTCATCGGCAGTCGAAGCCAGCGGTAACAATCCATTTCCGGGTTCGCTTGCACCGTCAAGTGTGAACTGAAATTCGTCATGCAGCGCATCGAAAATAGATTGCGGTGTACGCCAGTTTTGCGCACGGCCCTTCCCGTACCAATCGACATACTGGCTCATCCTTGCGCATCCTTCTTTGCTGCAATTGATGCGTCGATTGCGGAGCGCAGGTCGATGCCGACGAACTCTGTGTCGCCGAGAATGATCCGCGCAGAGTCGAGCCTTGCGATATCCCGCTGCGCATAGTGCAGCAGCGCAGCAATCCGGCCAGTTTCTTCCGCGTACTTCTTTAATTCCTCAGCCATTTCACGATTTTCTTCGCACAGCTCACATATTTTCACCATTAGCCCGACCATCTCTTTTCCGAGTACGATTAACTCTTCGGGAATTTTACTCATCCCTGAGCCCCCTTCTCTTTTGCAATTGCGGCGTCGATGGCGGCGTCTAAAACATCAGCACGCAACTCATCGCCTACACCATTGATTACCGACCAGTGCTGCCCTCGGCGAATCCTGCGATACCGCTGCGCATCCCGCTGCGCATCTAGCAACAGCGCGGCAAGACAACCAGCTTCTTCAGCGTACTTCTTTGCTTCCGTAGCCATGTCCATGTTTTCGTCACGCAGTTGAGATACAGCAGCACGCAGTTGAGATACAACAACAAGTAGCAGCAGAACATCGTCGCGAAACTCTTCATCCATGCCTGCCACACAAGCGCTTTCAAGCCGCTTAAATGCAGCAATCCAATCACTCGAGGTTTTCATCTCACTCTTCCTTTTCGAGGTCTGCCGCAGCGTCGATTGCAGCAAGCCGTGCAGCTTCGAGGACACTACTTCTCGACAATCGGATGCAGTCTTCTTCATCGTCGTCGTCGTCGTCGTCGTTTAGTACCTTAATCAAGTAATAATCTTTCATTTTTTTCATGCTCAATCTCCCTTGCTGTAGGTCTTGACGTTGTTGAGCGCATACCAGTTGCGAATCACGTTGATCCCTTCATCAGGCCGGCACCTTGCCGATGGCGCTGAACTTGCGGGCCAGATCTTCAAGCGCCTGCTCGATTTCGTCGCGTAGCAGCACGCGCACCTGGTCTTCGTCGCTGAGCGCCGCCATCCGCGGTGCGAGCGTTGGTGGAATTAGCTCCAGCCGGCTGCGCAGCATCACCACGGCATCGGTTACGGCGGCGAGCGTTTCGTCCCGCACCAGCAGTTGCCCCATCTCGACCTGTTCCTCGCGCAGCGCTTTGCGCGCCAGCGCCTCCTCCTTGTCAGCCAGCGCCTTCGCCCGCCGCATCTGATGCGGGGCGTTGAAGGGGAGGTCATCGTCATCGATGGCGGCGCTGGCGTCCGCCTGTGCGGCCTCTGGCGCGTCCGTGGGGGGATGGGGAATGGGTAGCGCCGGTGTAGCATCCCGCGTGGCCGCGTGGCGCGCACGGACGCCGGCATGGGCCGGGTTGCGCGTGGACTGGATCCGATCAAGCGAGGCGGCCACGCACACGCGGCGCCCATCCTTGGTGAGGACCAGACGACCGGCTTTGCGTAGCTCCGTGACGTAGCTGGGTTTCGTGCCGATCCGATCGGCGAACTCGCGGAAGCTTTCGGTTTCCGGCAGATCAGGATCAACCATGGAGGAGATCCTCTTCAATTTTTTTTGCAGTGAAGAGAAGTGATCCCCCTGCGCGCGCACACGCGTGCAAGGGGCGTCTGCGGGTACTGGACCACCTTGCGGGCACGCTTGCCGGGAGCGAAAACGCGCAAACCCGCGCTGCGTCTACGTCTCTGCGGCATTGCGGGCATTGCGGGGACGTTGCTCGTGTGCGCGCATGTGCGCGCGCGTGTGGGCGCAAACTCATGGCAGTACCCCCATACGGGCGCGCGCGCGAGAACCCGCAATGCCGCAGAGAGCCCGCAATAGCGGCATTTCTGCCCGCAAACCATCCCGCAAGTTTGTCGGCAAACCCCGCAAACTTATGGACGGCAACATCACTCGTCACCCCAGGACTCGTCACCGGATACCCAGGCATCCGCGTCTTGTCGGTTGCCGGCGATGTAGTCGTCCTTGCGATTACGCATCGCGATGATCTGTTCGCCCAGCCATGTCGATTCGACCCTGCCCTCAGGTGCGGAGAACCCGAACAGAATCGTTGAGAGCGGGTTGGTAATCTTCTGACCCTGCAAGTGCCCCTTCCGATCGAATTTGATCTTGCAGTCCTTTTTCAGGGAATGGATGAAGCGCTTGAGCGAGGCCGGCTTTGTGCCGGTGTTGACGCACCAGCGTTGGTAGACTTGATACCAGTCTTCGGTGAGTCCCGGCATGGGTTTCATCGGCGGCATATTCCAGCTGGTCAATGCATCAATGAAGTCCAAGGGACTATCCTTGGCGAGATCGATCAGATCGCTCTTTGCCTCCGTCATCAACGGCCGCGTGCCTGGGTTGAAATTCCCCAGGTCGACGTTGAGCAAGTAGTCGTGAAATGCCTCAAGACCGCCGTTGCCTAGCTCGTCCCTGATGGCTTGGTAGTACTCCTCTTCCTTGATGCTTGGCGTCCAGATCACGCAGTGGCGACGATCGTCTTTTTCCAATACGACCGGCATCTTCTCGTTCGAGAGGAAAACCAGGTTGCAGTGGTTGACTTCGTCGTAGGCTGCGATGTGCTTTGGGTTGATGCGTATCCTGGTGCCGGTGACGAGTACCTTGAGCAAGTTCTTCTGTTCGAATCGATGCGCCTGAGCGACCACTTCGTCGGCGATCAGGAACAGCTTGCGGCTGGCCCAATCGTTGTGTTTGTCGACCAGCGCATTCTGGTCCAGGATGCTGCCGTACTGGCCGTAGATGGCCATGATCGCTTCGAAAAACAGGTTCTTGCCTGCGCCCTGAGCACCATGCACGACAACGCAAGATTTCATCTTCGCGCCGGGGTGCTGGATCGGGTACGCGCACCAGCGCAGCACCCAGTCGAACAGCTCGCGACTGTTGCGCTCCTCGCTGCACAGGTAGTGCAGCAGATCGATGATGCGATCGCACTTGCCGGGCTGCGGCGTGGTGGGCCACCCACCCCACAAGTTGCAGGTGATCTGCGGATCTTCGCCCGCGGGATCAAAGCCGACTTCGGCTGGGCGCACGATGTCGCGGTCAACGTGCTCCATCCATGCCTTGTGCAACTCGGGCCGGATGCAGGCGTTTTTCATGTCCGTCAGCGGCAGCAGGCAATGCTCGCGGCGGTCGAAGATCGCACCGCCGCCGCCGTAGATCAGCGAGTAGCGCGCAAGCAGTTCGTCGAGTTGCTGGATGGGCCGCAGCTTGCCACCCCCGCCCCCAGGTTCGGAGGAGGAAACCGCGCGCAGGGCCGGTGGTGACCACTTCAGATCCGAGAGGCGGCTGGCCACCTGTGCGCCGATGACTGCGAGACTCTCCAGCGCTTGCAGATCGTTGAAGTCGCTGTCCTTGCCCTTGCCGTCCAAGTAGCGCTGGATGCGGCCATCCTGGTCAGCGAACTGCGGTGCAAGCCACTCGCCGGCGACTGCCATCGCTGCGGTACTGGCCGCTTCGATGCCGGCGTTCTTGCAACCGTGGTCGCGCCCGCATTCGGGGCAGTTGTGCGGATTCAATGGCAGCGCGATACGGGCGCGGCAATCTTCATGCCGGCACTTGCCGAGGATGTCGTCGTCTGCGCACACGAGGATCTTCGCGCGCTTGTACCGCTTGCGCAGTGCCTCCGCCACCGGCTGCAAGTTGCCGGCGTCGAAGGCGCACGCAACCGGATAGCCGGTCGCCGCATGCAGAGATGCAGCAGTTGCGTAACCTTCGGCGACAAGCACGATCCAGTGCGGCGTGTGGCCGAGCAGGTGGAAGTGTCCCTTCTTTTTCAGACCAGCCGGCCAGAACTCCTTGGCCGGTCGCTTGGCTTCCTGCGCCTGCGCGGCACTGCGCAGGAACTGCAATCCGTATATCTTGCCGGTGGTGTCCGTCAGCGGCACGACTGCGGTGCCGCGCTCGGTGTATTTCAGGCCGTAACCCAGCACACCCTTGCGCTGCAAGTACGGCGAGTTGCTATCCGGCAGCAGGCGCGACCAAGCTTTGAGCGCGCGCGCGGCGGCGGCTTCGGCCTCCTGCTTGCGTTGCAGCTCGGCGGCCTTGGCCGCGTCAGCCCACACGCGCTTCATCGCATCGCGCTGCTCAGGGGTGATGCGACCGGTATCGTCTTTCGGCAGCGCAACTTTCTGCGCGCCGTTGTTGCTGCCGTGCCACACGCCGAACGAACCGACGATCAGCAGGCGGTCGTAGCTGGGTGACCACTCTTTGAGCAGGTACCAGCCGCGGCGCTCGCGGCCACCATCTTGCACCAGCACACGCACCGGCTTGTGCGTGCCGATGCGCAGACCGTCGTTGGGGATGATCAGTCCAGCATCGAGTAGCTGTTGGAGGACATCGCTGTAATTGGAGGCGACCATGGTTCAGCAAATCCACGTGTCTGATTTTGATTTCAGTAACTTTGCAAACCACTGACTACCAAGCTTTTGCGGCCACGCGACCCGCATTGCCATGGTCAGGGGGAGGACCCATGCCTGGCATGCGAATGCATTGCGATTGCGCGCGACTGCACCGTGCGCTGCGATTGCATGCGCCGTCTCCAAGACACCGGGGGTGCGGGGCGCGGGGCTGCTGTCGAATCGAGAATTCGGTCTGGTCACGCCAACCACTCTCGGCGGCATGCCCATTGAGCGCGCATCTCCGCGCGCAGTTGTTGCGCGGCGGCGTGTCCACGGCGCAGCGCGATCGCATCGATCAGCCGCTGGACTTTGATGCCTGTTGTGTAGCCGCGGCGCAGGTAGTGCCGTGCCTCGCACATCCGCCGGCGCTGCTCGACCGCAGACCCCAACACGCTGGCAACATAGTCCCGGCAACCCACGCCTGTCGTGCAACCGTTGCCTGGGCAGCAGACCGGCAGCGCAGCGATGAACGCATCGCGATCCGACTCCGGCAGTCGCGCCAGCTTGGCAAGTGCGTTGCCCAGGCAGCAGCTGATGCTCAAGGATCGCTCCGCAGTGGCAACTGACCCTGTCGGCTTGCCTTGTCCTCGTCCTCCAGGCGCAGACGCTCACGCTCGGCGAGCGCGTCGTCGCCTTGCAGTCCTGGCTTGCCGCCATACAGCAGTGCCTGTGCTTCGCGGATCGCCGCGCGCGCGATCGGCCCCGGTTGCCTGGGACGAGCGTGAGCCGGCCGGGGCGCGCGCGGCTGATGCACGTCAAGCGCCGCCCCTTGCCTTGGCGTGCGCCTGCATCACGCTGCGCTCAAAGCGATGCAGCATCGTCCGTGCGTTGCGTGTCGCGCGTATCAACGCATCGGCCTCGGCGCGCGATATCTCACCGTCGGCAATCGCCTCAATCCCCAGTCCAGATAGCGCGCCAGCATTGTGCGAGATGTGCAGCAGCGTGGTCTGGAGCACCGCGATTTCATCGGCAGATACGCTGTCGCCGTCTGGCACGAAGTCCATGGCCACGCCGAACTGTGCGCCCAGCGACTGGATCCACGTTGTTGCCAGCGCTTTGCCAGTGACCTGCTCCTCCATCCATTCCGTGAGCATCTCGGCGATTTCGACCGAGACCGACTCGCCTTCCAGTCCGCGCAGCTTTTTGCGCAGCGACTCGCCGGAGATCGAGCGGCCACGCCGCTCGGTGAGGAATGCCGCCGCAGCCCGGATACCACCAGGCACCTGCGTCACCGCGTTGTAGAGCGCATCGCGCCAGTGCATATCTGTGCGTAGGCAGGTCATGGCACACCCCGAAATGACGCGCCGTTCATCGTGGTATTGCGGGCGCGCACGCATGCAACATGCAGGGCATGGACATCAACGAACGCCTGATCCTGACGCCCCTGGAGGTCGAACAGGGCGTACTCGGAAAGGCGTCCGTCTCCGGCGTAGTATTGGAGGTGCAAGCCACCCTCAACTACACAGGAGACGGACATGGAAGAAACACGGGAACAACGAGCAATCAGCATGCTGCTAGACAAGGTCTCAGCACTAGAACACTTCATCGAAGATTTCATGCCCTTGATCATTGCTGCGTCTTCGAACCGGGAACAGGTAGAACGCGAGATGTCGAAGTGGGCGTTGCAGGAGACCGGGGAAGAAGACCAGGAGCATCACTACCGGGTGCAGCTGGCTGCGGATGTGCTGGAGCGGCTGCAGTCGCTTTAGCCGCATCGATCTCGCGCAAGCGGTCGAGTATCTTCTGGGCGAGGCGCGCGCGCGCGGCGATAACTCCAGGGGTAAGGCGATCAGACATTTGTGGTCTCCAGATTGAGCGGGAAGAGATCGAGCAAGACACACACAGAAAGGCGCCCGTCTCCGGCGTAGCATTGGGGGTACCACCCACCCTCAACTACACAGGAGACGGACATGGACTTTGCTTCAATCGCCATGGGATTGAGCTCCCTCGTCAACACGATTGGCGCTGCGAAGACGGCACTGGAAATCCGCGATTTCAACGCAACGGGTGCCGCAATTTCGGAGATGACCCAGAAAGTTTTGAACCTCCAGGCGGAACTCATCGCGGTCAATACGGCCTTCTTCGAGATCCAGCAAGAGAACACGGCCTTGGGAAAGCAAGTGCGAGAACTCAAAGAAAAAAGCGCGCAGCGCGAACGCTACTCTCTGTTCAAGCTCAGCCCTGGGGTCTTTGTGCAACGACTCAACGACTCGCCAGAGACAGCAGGGACCGTCAATCCAGGATTGCCAGAGCCAATTCACTTTCTGTGCCCCCGTTGCTTCGAAGAGGGCATTCGCTCCATCCTTCAGCAATCCAGCGGCCCCGGGCGCATCACCCACGATTGCTTCAGGTGCGGGTCCAAGTACCCCACCGAGAACGACCGTCCGCCGAAACGCACCCGTGGAATCGTCAATCCGGGTATCTCCTGAGTCGGGATCGGGTTGCGGCGTGGGGATGCGATCAGTGGGCTGCATCGTCGGCCTCCGGTTGCTGCGGGGACGCCCCAAAGATCAACGGCTCCTTCGGGACCATTTCGGGGCCAAGCCTTGCCGTTGCTTCTTCGATTCGCGCGGCCAAGTCGGGACTGGGCCGTCTGCCTTGCCATCGCGTGGCGATCTGCCACAGGTAATCAGGGCTGGTTGCGCAAGCATCTGCAAGCGCACGGCGGCGGGTCATATCTGAGATGTAGGTGATGAGATCCATGGCTGACCCCAAGACTAGCCTGAGGCTATGCCAATTGCAAGCAAAAGGCTAGACAAGCACGTCCTGAAGATTGATTACAGCCAGCTAGCAAATAGCTAGACTACCCAGATGCTAACAATTGAAGAAATAAGACGGATACGACTCGCACAGCTTGTGCGCGAATACGGCAGCCAGGCTGAGCTGGCTCGTGAAATAAACAAAGATAAAAATCAAGTTGGTCAATGGCTTGGACGTGCAAATTCACGATCAATAAGTAGTGAAACAGCGCGAGACATTGAGTTAGTTTGTCAAAAGCCAAGGGGATGGATGGATAATCTCCCCATCGCGAAAGTGGGTAAATTACCATCAGTCATTGAAAATGATACATCTCTCATAAAGGCTTTGAAGGAGCATATAGACGCAACACTGATCGAATACGCTGAACTCAGGATAGAGCTTGGCCAGCGCACGCCAGCTAACCCGTTTGGTAAAATCGACCACTTCGCAGGACTGCTCGCAGACGAAGTTGAAATGTTAAGGGAGCAAGAAGAGCTAGCTAGGCTCGTACAGGAAAGGCGCTCAGCATCAGGCAAGTTGTCTACGAAAACGAAATGATCCCCATGTAATTATCAAGGCCTAGGAGGGGCGCATGGGCAAACGTATCGCGTGCATAGTAAAAGCGTCGGCGCTTGCTGCGGCTTACTTTTGTGGATACAAATTTGCTTGGCAGCACTCAGCCGACCAGTTTTTCCTGCCTGCTGGGCTGCGCATGGCATCCCTCATTTTTCTCCCCTACCGCATGTGGCCCAGCATCTTCTTTGGAGACGCTGCCGCAATGTTATCGCTGCGACTCCCTATAGCCGAAGCCGAAGGGGTTAGCATCATTTGGGCATACAGCAGTTCTCTTTTGCTATGCCCATTGGCATCAATCGTACCCTTCGCAGCTCGAAGGTTCTACTCTATCGCAATACAGAAAGTCCAACTGTTTCCGATCATACTTATATTCTGCGCGCTTTGGGGCGTTATATCAAACACATCCCTGAATTCAATATTCGGCTATCCTTTGCCAGAGCAAACAATCAGATACATTTATCGATTCGGCATAGGCCAATATTTGGCAATCATGATATTTGTACTGCCGTGCTTATTATGGAAGCGGCGCACCGAGGAATATGGTGAAACAGCGCAATTTATCAAGCACTCAATCATTGCAGCAGGATCATTGCTCTGCACGTATTTCGCTGCTGGCATATCTACGGAAACATGGCTGCGAATATTGCTACTCGGGTGCATGCTAGCACCCGTGCTTGCCATGACTGCAAGGCATGGCTGGCGAGGCGCAGCAATTGGAATTTCATTTGCAAACCTAGCGCTCGGCTTCTCAATGCCGACAACTGGAATTTTCGGAAATAAAGATACGGATGTATTTATAGCGCAGCAGACGCTAGCGATCATCAGCACATTTATCCTAATAACAGGATCAATGATATCTGCCGCTTCCGAAAAATCAAAATGCACAATAAGGGCAGCACTCAAAGAATCGCGCGCATTAGTTCGCTCGCAAGATATTCAAATAGAACAGGCGCTTCGTGATCGAGCGGAAGCAATTGCGCTAGCGCAGAGCGAGATAAATTCATTATATCGCGACACAGTGCGAAAGCTAAAAAGCAGCGGGCATTACGAACTTGCAATGTCCGTAAACGCGCAAAGCCTTACGAACACAAAAATGCTTTGCGCACAAGTGTCAGCATTATACCCATTCAAGATTGAGGTACATGGGCTATATTCGGCCCTACATGATTCTGAATTCTCAGAATACCTTAATGGATCAACTATAGAATTAAGACTGGATGGGAGCACTGCCAATCTAAGCGCAACCTTGCAACTCGTGACATACCGGAGCATTTGTCGGGCTATTGATATCCTGCCAGCAGAGCGATATCGAGTTCATGTTCGCACATGGTCACTACATTCTGAGCGTGGAATTTCTGTGCGAGTGCAGGCTATTCCAGCAGTAAAGAGTGTAGGGTCGGCAAAATCGAAACTAGCAGAGACGCAACTCAGATCAAAGATGCACGCATACGGCGGCTCTAGTAAACGCCGCCGCAATGGTGTTTTCTTCATGCTCGGCGACGGGGATCACTTCTTGTCGCGAGGCACTACTATCCAAGATGAGCTTTTCGTTCCTTTGAGCAGTCTGATTGTAAAATCATCAGAATTATAAATGACAGTGCCAAGCATATTTGCATTTGATATGCCCACATTGTCCGCATCCCTTCCTATCGGCATCACCCATGCCGTGTTACCGACGCTTCCGATTGCTGCATGCACTCGACCATAGGCGTCGTTTATTTGGACGTAGGCAATCCCGTCACGGCTAAACTTATAGACTCGCCAGGCTGGATTCGCCGAAAGATTCTCAGCTACGGGGAAAGACTCTCCAAGCCCCATTGCTGCCGGTTTTGGCGATCCCGATCCGCCGCTCGGGCAGCACTGTGCTGCTGCATGCCCTGTAACAAACATCGCACTGATGAGTGCGCCCGCTGCAACCTGACACTTAGTTAAGCTTTTCATGGATCACTCCGTTGCCGTCGCTGGTTCTAAGATGGTAGCGCCAGCGGCAGCAGGTGGCGCAGACAAGTTCCGAGACTTGAACTACCGCACGGCTGCCCAGCGCAGGAACTTGTCGAATGATTGGGGTGAGTCGGCTACTTCGCCCTGTTGTGCAAGCCATTCGTATGCCCTGGCAAATAAAATCGCGTCCTCTTGGTTTCCCAGATCATATGCGCGGTCTATTGCGAGGAGGGCATGCACGCGGGAGAGTAGGCGCGGGTCCACTTGGCGGGACGCAGTGATGACCTCCGCAGGCCTCTGAACATCCTTTGAGCCAGCATCTTTGGGGAGTTTGCCAGCGGTGATCCACTCCATGCGGACACCGAAATGCCGAGCCCATAGCTCGATGAACTTTGGATTCGGGTCTTTGTTGTAGCCCTTCTCCAGGCGGCCTACATACTGCTTGCTGGTCTTCGCAATAGCAGCAAATTCAGGCTGGTTCATGCCTGCGGCTTCGCGTAGATCTTTGAGTCTGTCGCCGATCATGTGACCTGAGATCAATGCGGGTTGACGCACTCCAGAACCGATTTCACCAAGATCGTGATCTGTCAGCAATTCCGTTATGGATACACATAGAGCCTCAGCGATCGCCGACAACTCTGACAGTTTCGGCTCTCTCGCCTTCGGGGAGTTGGATTCGTAGTTGGCGACCCGACTTTGACCGCCCCAGCCACAGGCCAGAGCCAGTTCTTCCTGGGTCATACCCCTAGCTTGGCGAAGCCGTTTTAGGTTGTGAGAGAAGGCCATGCAGCAATCTTTCACAGGATGCGATATCAGTCCAGCGCAAATCGCTATGAACAAATAATCGGCCGCACCCAAAAGCAAAGGGTGGACGCAGACAAATGACTGCGGCACTTACCGTTCGTCGATGGTTACTGACAAAAAATAAACAAATGTTTACATGTTCACAATAAAGGCATGCTTGGTGGTTGACTGAAATAGCCTGTAGCTAGACAATCTCCCCGTCGCCCCATGCGGGGCCGGGAGACAAAGATGGGCACCAGCACACCCAGCATCGACGCAGCACGGCTTGCCGAGGTCCAGAAGATGGACCTCTCCAACGGCAGCCACAGTGGAATTTCCGAAGGTATGTGCGTGATGGAGGCCGTGTCCTTCGTCGCCGGCGAACCCTGGTCCGATCACCCGCAGTGCGCGTGCCCCGTCATCGGTGCATTCCTCCGCATATGGAACGATAGTCTGCCGGACGACGAGCGCACCGAGCTGCTGCGCGATCTCGTGCCGCTGCTTGTCGGCACCCGCAGCACCCCGAGCGTCGAGCAACGCCGCGGCACAATGGCTGCGGACTGGCTCATCCGCACATATACCCCTGCATGGTTGCGGCTTGCTGGACTCACGTCGCAAGCCGACCAGCTGGCCGCACTGCCCGAGATCTTCGATTTCGCGCAGACCCCCGGACTGATACCGATACTGCGCGCGGCGCGCAGGGATGCGGCCACCGTCAGGCATGCCACCGGGTGTCCCGGCAACGCCGACGTCTGGGCCGACGTCCTGATCACCGCCGGGGACGCCGTCAGGGATGCCGCCAGGGCGGCCGTCTTGGCCACCGGCGAGGCCACCGGCGAGGTCATCGTTTTGGATGACGCTTTGGATGACGTTTGGGATGACGTCTGGTCCACCAGCAGGGCCGCCGTTTGGGCAACCGTCAAGGCCACCGCCAAGGCCACCGCCAAGGCCACCGCCGGGGACGCGCTGAAGTCCATCAAAGCCGAGCTGCAGCAGTCTGCGAAAGCGCTCGTCATTCGCATGTGCGAATGCACGACGGTCGGGGCCGAATGATGGACACAAGTACAAGTAGCAGATCCGTGGTTATCAACCACCGCGCCGAATCAATCACATTCAGCGCATGCGCGCTGATCGCGCTGGTCGGCATCGTCCTCGCAATCGCCACGGGGGACAGCAACACGCCTGGTGGACGCATCCGCGCAGCACTTGCGCAGGCGGTGCAGTGATGGAGTTTTCGCCTGATTTCCGCACACGCCCCGAAAAAAGCGCCCCGATGATCAACATAATTGTGGACAGCAAGCATGTATGGGCATGCATCAAACTTCGCGGACAGCAAATTGCACACGGCAGCACGATTGCTCAGCACTGCCGGTTCGCTGTCTACGTATGCGGAGATTCGATCTGCATCGGCACGCACATTGTTGTACAGCGCGGCTGCATGGCACCAATCGTTGCCTGGTTGCGCAAACACAAGGTCGAAGTCCTGATCGAAGATGATAGCCCGCACGCCCCCGACTTGATCGATTTGCAAACAGGAGAGTTCATCTCCGAAGGAAGCCCCACATGAAAAGCGCGCTACTCAACCTGCTTGATGTGCTGCGCGCTGGCCGCCGCATCTACAACGCCGATGGCGCCTACATGATGCTCGACGCGCACACAACGCGCCGTCTCGACGCGGCAATCGCCGAAGTCACTGCGGCAATGTCCGCCGAAATGACGCGCGGCCACATGCTGCCACCGGCACCGCCAGCGTATCTGCTGGACGACACCGACCCGCGCGAACTGACACCAGAACAGATGCACGAAGGCCACGAGGCACAGCAGCGCGGCTGACTTGCTCAGTCGCGCGAAGGCATCAATTCCCACTCTCAACGGAGATGACAATGGCACTGCAACCCGTCGCACAGCGCGCACTGCTGGCCGCATTCAACTCGCCTGGACACCGGCTGCGCCGCGCCGCCGGCGGCTTCGTCGCCGCGCCGCCGAAGGTACACACAAGCGGGCCGCTGGAAGTGCCTGCATTCACGCGGCGCGCAGTCAACTGGCTGGACAACGCCGGCCTGGTGACATTCGACGATCCAGAGTTTCCGAGCTGCGTCACGCTCAACGCACGCGGCTTGGCCGAGGCGCAGAAACTGCTGGCACCGGACAGCAAGGCGGTGCGCTGATGTCCATCTCCATCACGAAGCACATCATGACCTGGGCGGAAGTGGACATCAGCGTCGAAGAACTTGCAGCAGAAATTGAATTCGCCGATCTGCACAAAATAGCCGCTATCAAGTCCACCAGCTTGAATCTTGGATTCGGTTTTGGCGATGGCGACGCCGCAAGCTTGTGCCGGCTCATCAATGATGCTGAGCGCTCGCTGCGCGCGATGGGCAATGCACCGCGCGAACTGCTGGACCTCATGTACTACGTCCACGGGAGGGCCATCGCATGAGCCGCAGCAACACGAGCGCAAGCATGGCGCCCAGCATGCAGGCGTCCGAGCGTGCAAACGCTGCGCACTGGCACGAACGGCAACTACCCGTAAGCATCAGCACAGCAGTCGCTTACAAAAATCGCGAGCGTGCGGAGTTGCAAGCGCACTTGAATGAATTTTTGCGACGCCATGGACGCATCCAGTTGCTGCCAAACACGCTAGGCGGTGCTCCATGAGCGCGCCCGTCGATGTTGTTGCTGTCCTGGACTCGCAGATCGCGGAGTTTCACGCTAGCGGTGACACAGGAAACGTAGAGAACTTGGTGTGGGCGCGGGATGCGTTCGCGACGTTGATTGCTGAAGCGCGCAAGATCGAGCACAGCATCCACCTGTTTGGCATGACCTGCGAAGAGTTCAGCACGTCCATCAAAAACTGCGTAGGCCAGCCATGAACGGCCAACTTGTGCAGTTCCCGCGCAAATATCAACTCAGAAGATTGAAAAGCGCGTGCCTTATCGCAGCCGGAATTGGCTGGAATGTTAGCGGCACACGAGCGTGGATGATCGAAAAAGCATACTCGCAGTTCGCCCTGAACTATCTTTCAGAGATTGCGCGAGAAATTCGGACGCAGAAAGCAATGGAGGCGCGAAATGGATGACTTCGAGAAATCACATAAAGAGGGTGAGGGAGAGAGTTGGAGAGACACGCTTGTATTGATTGCAATTTCGTTAATTGCAGGCGTAATGATTGGAGTTGTTATTACTCTGGCGCTTACACAGGAATAAGTGAAAAATGACCATATTTCGCATGCTGCGCTTCTGTATTGCAGTATTTTTCGCCGTCGTCGCATGCGTCCTCGCTGACTTGTTGCGTCGCTGCGTGATTGTGGATGCGTGGAGCATTGCGCCCTATGTCGTTGTTGTGCTGGTCTTGTCGCTGTACGCAACTCGCATGGCATGGCGTGCTGCGCGTCGATCACGCCTTCCTACTGACTTCGTGCGGCCCAAACAACCCCAATCCCCCGATTTTCCCGACACACCCAAGCGCGGCATTCGCTGATCAAAAGGTTATTGACATGATCACCTCACCAGCGTTTCGTTATCACGGCGGGAAATTTCGGCTGTCACCCTGGGTCCAGCAACACCTGCCACCGCATCGCACCTACGTCGAGCCGTTTGGCGGTGCCGCCGGCGTGCTGCTGACAAAGCCGCGTAGCTACGCGGAGGTGTACAACGACCTGGACGGAGACGTGGTAAATCTATTCCGTGTGCTGCAATCGCCAAGTGATCGTGATCGCTTGATCGAAGCATGCTTGCTCACGCCCTACGCAAGGTCAGAGTTTGAGATCGCATGGCATGCAACGAGTGATCCGGTGGAGCGCGCCAGACGCCTGTTGATCCGCGCCCAAATGGGATTCGGATCAGCAGGCGCGACGAAGGGTACTACCGGATTCCGCATTGACTCCCAGCGCGCATACGGCACTGCACAACAACTATGGGCACGTTTCCCGCCGTCGCTGATCGATGTTGCTAAGCGCTTCACAGGTGTATTGATCGAGAATCGTCCAGCGATCGAAGTGATGCAGCAGCACGACACGCCGCAGACGTTGCACTACGTCGATCCACCCTATGTACACAGTACCCGCGTAAGGGCGGCAGGGAAGGCTGGCTACTACAAGCATGAAATGTCGGAGGCCGATCACCAGCAGTTGCTGGACTGCCTGCTGTCCTTGGACGGCATGGTGATGGTGTCAGGCTATAGGACGAATCTATACGACACCACTCTCGCTGGTTGGCGCAGGGTGGAAACACGAGCAAGGATCAGCGGCGGGCGCGGCACGAAGATCAGAACAGAGTGCATGTGGATCAGCCCAAGCTGCGCTGTTTCTGTCCGCCAAGGAAATCTCGCATTGGGTGCCGCATGACCGGCCAAATCTTTCCACGCCCTCCTCGCCAACTCATGAAGCAACCGACGAAGGACATGCTGCGCCAGCAGTTGGCAAGCGTCGCAGAAGAAAACATCCGGCTCCGCGCCGAGATCGAGCGAATGCGCTCGACATGGTGGCGGCGTCTCATCAACCGCCTGCGCAATACGCCGAAGGATGGCGCATGAGCAAAAACATAAATTCAGAGGGAACAATGAAAACAGAAGCAGCAGCAATGATGACAATTTTCCAGATCGACGATATGGAATGGTGGATTGGCATAGATGCCGAATCCGTGTTGAAAGCCGTCAAGGATGAGTACGGTCACAGCGACGAGGATCTGAAAGATTTTCAGGAAATCAGTCAAGAAGCGTTGGATCGACTGATGTTCCAGCCGGCCAACGAAGATGGAAAGCCAATCGGATCACCGCATAGCTTTCGCATACAGATTGAGATCGAGATCGCCAAGGGCGGAAAATTCCCACGATACTTCGCCGGAGATTTCTGAGATGAAGACGACTATCAACCCCGAGGCAATAGAGCGTGTTACAGCCGTCGTAGAACAAATGGAACGCGCCATCGACAACACCGAGAGGGCATATCCAACCGGGGCGATGCTAGACCGTGGCACAAGCATCGCGAACATGCAGCGATGGGCAAAGAAGCTGCGCTGTGTCCTACTCGATCTGCATGCAGAACCTTCTGCCACTCCAGCGCATGGCGGAATATGCCTTGGGCAGCGCGTCGAATGGCAGGACTGTTTCGGTCGCTGGCACATAGGAACCATCAGTGCGAAGTACCCGGTCGCATACGATATCGATCTTGATGATGGCACTCAGGCACGCACAACCGCAGATCATCTGTGCATCCATAAATGCCATGCAGCAGCGGAGCAAAAGGCAATTGTCGAAGCACAAAAACAATCCGCAACGAAGACCAAATCCACTGGCGAAGAGAAGCTTGAAGCATTACTGGAGGCTGCATGGAAACCGCCCCGGCAGGATCCAGGCGCATTCGTCAACGCCGCAGGGATCACGGCAGCAGACATGCCAGCGACGGCGTTGAAGAAGCTAGACGCGGCTTACTTCGCGAGCACAACTGCGCAGGTGCAGCAAGAAATATGGCGCGATGCTATGCGCTATCGGTGGCTGCGCCTACAGCCGGTCGATGGCGGGCCGTATGGGCTGCCTCGGATCGCAATCCCGCAGTCGCCAAATGCTGGTGATTTCGTCAATGACGATGACGCTGATGAGTCCATCGACACCGCTATGCTCGCCGCCATGCTGGATGCCGAGCGAGCGCAGGAGCAGGCCGAGCAGAAGAAAGAAGCGGGTGCCGACGAAACCGACTACACGCCCGGCGAACTTGACCCCACCGCGCCAGGGCAGGAGGTGGAACGTGGTTGAGCAAATGACTGCGCTACAACGCCAGATGCTCCGGGAAGCGATGGACAAACAGATGACCGATGAAGAGGCCATCGGATTGATCGTGGACATGGGGACACTGATAGCCTGCCTTGCCAAGATTGCAAAGCCGAAAGATCAATTCGAGATGGTTCGCAAGGCAATCCGCATCGGAAACCTCGCGGACTACGCTACACGGCGGTTCGCGCTTGCGATATTGGCGCGTCGGGATGCGCCGCAAACGCGGGAAGGCGGCAGCAATGAATAAGATAAATATCAACTTCGCAGATTCTCTGCGTGTGGTCAACGACGAGAATGCCTCATCCGATGCGAGGGTGATTGCTTCCTTGGCGCTGGCGTACCTGACAGTCATTGAGGTAGCAGACGAAATTCAACATGAGACGGCTTCAATCGCTCAAAAGCTGATGCGGATGACAGCAAGCGAGATTGACAAAGCGCGGGAGGATCAAGATGAAAGAGCGCGCAGGGGATTGCAATGAAAAATATCGAAAAGCGGGCGCAGCAGCGCTATCAGGAGTTTCTTGACGCGGATTCCGGCATGCCGTTTGGCGAGTGGATTCGGCACGGAAAACCGAGCGTGCAGGAGGGCGGCAAACATGGCTGAGAAGCCGATTTTATTCAATGGCGAAATGGTCCGCGCGATCCTCGACGGGCGCAAGACGCAGATGCGGCGGCCTATGAAGAACCAGCCGCAACCGGTTGTCGTACCCGGTCTCGGCCCCGTGCTGGCGATCGATCAGCCGCACAGCCCGAACCGGTGGCTATGGCCCAATGCTCGCGAAGAGGTTGTCGCGTCATGTCCTTTCGGAAAGCCTGGCGACCTGCTGTGGGTGCGGGAGTCATACCAGCGATTCTCGGAAGACGGCGAAATCTTATACATGGCTGACAGCAATTCGTGGGAGGAGATGAATCAACTCAAGTGCGAAGGGGATCCAGAGGCGCACTGGCGCCCGAGCATTCACATGCCCCGCTGGGCCTGCCGCATTGTGTTGGAGATCACAGACGTGCGCGTGGAGCGGCTGCAAGCGATAAGCGAGCGCGATGCAATCGCCGAAGGTGTTGGAAGCGCGATCACCCGCGATTGCAAAGTGCCGAAGTTCGCTGCGCTGTGGGATCAACTACACGGCGCGGGAGCATGGCACGCAAACCCGTGGGTGTGGGTCATCGACTTCACACGGGTGGAGGACAACCGTCATGGCTAAACCAGCAACTGGCGCGTTTGGGCAATGGCTTCGCGCGTGGCGAAAGCGCGAGCGCTATTCGCTCGCAGAATTCGCCGCGCTTTCTGGGATATCAAAAGTGACGTTGTTCGACCTGGAGCGTGGACGGATGTTCAATCCGCGTCTGAGCACACTCATGGCGATCAGCAAAGCAACAAAGACCGCTTTTACCAAGATTGCATCACTGGCCGCTACGCAGAGGCTGCAGCAACAGGAGGTGCGTGATGGCAGCGGCTGAGCACTCCACGTTCTGGATATTGTACGGCCATTATGGGCCGACGATGAGCGTTGAACAGTTCCGTGCAGAGTTCACGCCAAAGCTGATGATGAAGACGCTTCAGAACTGGATCGCGCGCGGTGACGCGCCGCGGCCAGTGAACGGTGTTCTCGATGTCCGCGATGTTGCCGCATGGTGGGATGCCCAGCGCACCAATGCTGCACCATCTGGCTCATAA